CTCCGGGTGTAGTGGGGGGGGCCCGTAGGCCCCCCGGGGTGTGTTACCTGGTGGCGCGGGCGACCAACTTGGCGACGTAGGTCTCAATCACGGTCTCGTCCGTGATACGATGGGTGTTCTTGATACCGTCAATACGACCGTGGACCAGGTCGTTGTAGACGGACTGGGAGGTCTTGGTGACGTCCAGCCCCAGCTGGGTGAAGACCTCCTTGTAGACCTTCCACACCCCGTACCCAGTGTACCCGTCGACCTCGGTCTCCACGGGGAGGGTCTCGGCGAGAGCGGTGATGTTGTTGATGTTGATCATGACTGACTCCTTCGGTGTGTGTTTGTGTTGCTTTCTTATAACTATATTTTACATGATTTACATGATCATTTCTACAATCGGTGCGGTTTAATCTAAACAGGATAAAAAATTTGTAGTATTACATGGTAAAGGATAGATACGAAAGAAATACTCTGTATGACTAAATACAATCAGCGCCTAGGGCGGAAAACTGCCTCTTGCTTTCTACAGGTGGTACAAGTTATAATCGAAGAATAGGAAGGGAGTTCATCGTGGGATACACGCCAGATTGGATCCCGGAAGACGAGCTGAAGTTGCTTCAGTCTCAGCCAAAGGCATCGCCGTCTCTCCAGGACAACGAGAAGCTCGCGATGCAGATCTTCCGTGACAACCTCCCGTTGGCTGCAGAAGTCATCGGCGATTTGATGGTCAACGGTGAGAAAGAAAGCACGCGGCTCAACGCAGCCAAGTACATCACCGAGCGTGTTTTGGGTCGAATCGGCGAGAATGCGACCGGTGCTGGCGGCGACGTTTGGGATAACCTCTTCGGTTCAGTTGCGCGGGAACCAACTGCTGAGGAGCGGGCCGCTGGGACTCGGGTAAGTCGTATCTAGCGGCGAAATGAACAAGGTGGCTGTGCGCATCATCAAGAAAGCTAGCGGAAAGTACCTTGTCAAGGGGCGGAAAACATCGGTCGAATGTAACACTTTTGACGAGGCTTGGCGCGAAAGTGTCGAGTACTTTGCATGCCGGAAGTGGTGACGACAACGGAGGAGTGCCTAGCATGATCACGTTGGTAAGTGGCCTTATCGCAGCCATTTTGTTCCTGTTTGATTTCCTAGGTGCTAGCGGGCATTACAATTTGTCGAAGCTGGCTCTAGTGTTTTTGGCTGTCGCAGTAGCATTCATTGGATACGTGCCTGGCCCCTGGCGGCGGGTTCAGTAGTTGCAGAAGCGTCGACGTCAATCAGGCCCTGTGGGGATTTGAGCCGAAGGCGCTGAATGGCCGGGAGTATTACAAGGGAGGACTTAGATGCCGACTCAGCAGGTGACGCGCATTAAGCGTACGTCGGGTAGGGTCAATGTGACCATGCGTGACGCGAAAGGTAAGACTAAGAACGGTGTCGTACTCGCTGTTGCGCCCCGACCGGCGACGCCAGTGTTGGCTACGCCCGTAGGTAGTACCACTGGCGGGACGCTTGCGGCGGGTACGTATTGGTACCGCGTTGCTGCTACGAACGCTAACGGTAACGGCCTTGCGTGCGTAGAGCTTTCGGGTACTGTTGCATCGGGTACGACTGGTAGTGTTGCGCTGAGCTGGGGCGCTGTAACGGGTGCGACTAGCTACAAGATTTACGGGCGCACGCAGGGTGCTGAGCTGCTCATGGCTAGCCAGGCCGGTACTACGTTTACCGATGACAACAGCTTGACGCCATCGGGCGCGCTGCCTACTTTGGCAACGACACCTGGTAACGCTACTGTTACCACGCGCGCGAGTAACTATGCGCCCAAGAGTGGTACGACTACCGTACCGCAGGCTTTGGCTATGAGGGGTGCGGGTGTTCGGTATTTCCTGCGGTACGGAAACCCCGCTGGCTACCCGCAGCCGAACCGCGCGTAAGGATGTTACAGTTGGCGGTTGTCCGTGCGGCTTTTGGAGCAACGCCAACTGTGATTACGTGCGCAAGATGGGCATTTGTATGGTGCCAATCGAAAGGCGGCCACAGCGGCCTATATAATATAGAATGCATATGCTGCGAGGGAGATGCAAAATGGCAAATGCGGATGGGTCGAAGGGCCTGCTACCTGAGAGCAAGTGGGGTCACATGGTGACCCTACTAGTGGCTGCAATCGCATTGGCGGTAGCAGGCTTTTTGACTAACGACTTGGACCTTAGTACGTTCCCTGGGTGGTTAGCTAGCATTGTTGCTGTGCTGGCTAGTGTGGCAGCGGGTGTACTAACGTCGTGGGCTAAGAAGAACCGCTAATGGCCAGCACTAAGCACTGGGTGCCTAAGGTGAATCGGCACTGTCGTGTGTTCATTACGAAGTCCGTCACCAACGCCCTTGGACAGGCGCAGACCAACTACACCAAGCGGAGGCCTGCTGTTGTCACGGGATTCGCAACAGACACGAACCCTCGCCTCAGAGTGCGCCACACTGGCGAAGTATACGGATCGGCTGGTACAGGCGTTGTTCGGCAGATTGATGCTACTGTGCCTGTTGGCGGTGACGCGGCTGGTGAGACGCGTCTGCCAGGTGCCGCGGTGAGGACCGTTGCAGGTGTTGGCAAGTACGTGAGCCAATGAGGCTTACGTGGGTGTGCCAGTTTTGCGGGCAGACAGCTGCTGGTTGTCATTGCTTCAGTAGAGCATTCTATATTATATAAGGCGGCCTGTGAAGCGTTACATGATTCCGCCTGTACGTCACTGCGGAGCAGGTAGTTAACGCGTCGGTACAATTAACGTGGGGAGGTGGGCATGGAACTTAGTAGACGTGATAGGGATAGCTTCGGTGGCAAAGTTGTTGACAAGAGTGCCTACTTCCAGCGCATTGGATACGATCCATTCCCGAAGCAAAAACTGTTTCATAATTCGAGTGCTCGCTTTCGCGTGCCAGTGTGTGGTCGCCGCTTTGGTAAGTCTACGATGGCCGGACGTGACGTTCAGCCTGATCTTCTTATTCCTGACCGTCGTATGTGGATTGTTGGACCTACTTACGATTTGGCTGAGAAAGAGTTCCGGGTCATCTGGGACGACATGATCATCGGATTGGGCCTTGGCAGAGATAAGAGGGTTAAACGCGCCTATAATAAGCGTTCCGGTGAGATGTACTTGGAGTTCCCGTGGCACACTCGAATTGAGTGTCGTTCAGCTGACCACCCGGAGAACCTTGTGGGTGAGCGCCTTGATCGAGCGATCATGTCGGAGGCTGCTAAGCACAAGAAGGATACCTGGGAACGGTACATTCGTGCGGCGCTGGCCGACCGCCGCGGTACCGCAGACTTCCCTACGACGCCTGAGGGTTACAACTGGCTTTACGACCAGTGGGCCCTTGGTCAGAACCCGGGTTATCCGGATTACGAATCCTGGCAGTTCCCTTCCTGGGCGAATCCTGTTGTCTATCCGGGTGGTCGAAAAGATCCAGAAATTCTACTGATCGAAAGCACTACAATCACGCCCTGGTTCCTTCAGGAAATCGGCGCAGAGTTTTCTGCATTCGTCGGAAAGATTTACGAAGACTTTAAAGAAGTTACACATGTCAAGAAGCATACTTTTAATCCTGCGTGGCCAAACTACATTGCGTTCGACTGGGGCTATACAAACCCACTGGCGGCTGTTGAATTTCAAATTGACCCTTGGGACACCGTCTACATCTGGCGTGAGCACTATCGGCCGTACCTCACGCTACCGCAACACATTGAGATCCTCAAGAACCGCGAGCAGCCACCAGGCTATCACCTTGACCTTGCCTTCGGAGATGCAGCGGACCCAGGGGCTGCCATCGAAGTATCGCAGAGCCTCGTGGCTTGTTACGCACTACCTGAAGCGAAGTCCGGCGTACAAAAGGGTGGGAAGAGCGAGTCGGGCTGGCGTGAGGGTGTAGAGCTTGTCAACGGCTTCCTCAAACTTCGGCAAACTGGAGAAGCGGATGAGTACGGAACCCCCAAAGAAGAGCCTAAGCTATTTGTTGACCACTCCTGTGTTAACACTATCAGGGAGTTTAACAACTACCGAGCGCCCAGCTCTGTGGGTCGAGTACTTCGTAACCCCCGGGAAGACGCCCAGAAGTACGACGACCATACACTCGACGCTATACGTTATGCCCTTATGCACATCTACAAACTAGGTGCGCGGCATAAGCTGTCCGACGTGTACACCATGTCGTCACTTGCAACAGAGAACACTGCCTTCAGTACCGTTGGCTCGGGTCAGTCATATAGTGACGACCAGACAAGCGGGTACTTCACCATGAGCGACATGGAGCACTTTTGATGACTGACGTTGCTGAGCAGCTAGCACTGTTCGATCCTGAAAGCAATTCAGCCCCTGTGGAGATCTCAGCAGAGACGGGGGACCGGGGGAGTGTCGAACTTAGTGAGCTCCTGGCGACTCTAGATGTTGTTAGCGTGCCTGATGATAAGAGTTACATGGTTATGGCTGAGCGACACCGTGATCCAGGTGTGTCGTCCGGTACTGCTCTGCGTGAGTTTGGTTATACGGCTCCGAGTCCTTTCACGTCATGGACTCGTCGAGACGATAACACCAAGCTCCGAGAGCATGATGGCTTGCACATTTACTACAACATGCGTAGGCAGGATGGCGCAGTTCGTGCTGCCATGCGCCTGCTGCGTACGCCTGTTCAAGGTGCTCACTGGTTCGTAGAGCCTTGGACTGCTGACGATAACACTCCTGCTACTACGCAGGATAAGAACATTGCAGCGTTTGTGGCCGACAACATCTTCGAGCGCCTCACTGTGCCTTGGGCTACCCTACTTGGTGACATCCTTCTCATGGCCGAGTATGGTTACATGTGCTTCGAGAAGGTTTACCTAGGTGAAGACCCAGACGGCAAGCTGCGCCTTAGTAAGCTGGCACCTCGGCACCCCCTAGACATTCAGGAATGGGACTACGACAGGAATGGTGGTCCCAACGGGTGCGTCATGTACTCCAACCCTTACAGCGGTCCTTCGCTGATCACTGTAGGTACGGGCATGACTCCTAATGGTTCCTCTGTAGGCGTATCTGTCAACAGTGGTAACTTGGGCAATCCTGGTGTCGGCATCGGCGTGTCGGCACCGTCGGAGCGTTTCATTCCCATCAAGAAGCTGGTGGTCTTTTCTCACGAGCCTGAGGCTGGCGACATTACGGGTATCTCAGTGCTTCGTTCGGCATACAAGCACTGGTACTACAAGGATACCTTGTACAAGATCGACGCGATTCAGAAGGAACGTCATGGAATTGGCATACCCGTTATCAAGCTACCGCCCGGCTTTAGCACTGCTGACCAAGCACTTGCAGATAATCTCGGTCGTAATCTACGTACCAACGAGCGTGCGCACGTCACACTACCTCCCCTCTGGGACCTCATCTTCGCCAAGCTTGAGGGTCAGCCCGTAGACTGCATGAAGTCGATCGAGCACCACGACATGCGCATCAAGTCGAATGTCTTGGGCTCGTTCATGGATGCCACGACCGGTACTCAGGATAGCAATGTTGACATCTTCTTGAAGTCGACACGTTACCTCGCCGAGTATGTTTGTGACATCTTCAACAAGTACGTCATCAAGCAGCTTGTCGACCTGAACTTCACTTTGGCAAAGGGTTCCACTCGGGGCTATCCCCGCCTACGTGCTCGTCGCATTGGCGAATGGGAAGACATTCGTACGTTGTCGTTTGCGATTCGTAACCTCGTTAGTATCGACGCCATTCGGCCTGACGACGTCATGGAAGCACAGCTACGACGTGAGATGGACTTGCCACCTGCTGATACTAAGACTGCTCGTACGCCTTTGAACGTCAAGGCTCAGCAGGGTGAGGTGCCTCCGGCTCCTGGTGATCCTAACGCAGTGCCCCCGCCGGGTCAGTCTGATCTTAACAACCCTAAGGGGATGCAGAAGCAGAACACGAACACCAACACGGCGGGCGCTCCAAGGCAGACACCTTCTGCAGCGACTAAGCCTACGGCAGGCTTTGGACGTGACGCATCGGGAGGCAAATAAACTGCCTCTTGCTTTTTACGTTTGTCCACTATAAAATCAAAGTATCCGGAAAGGTCGTGATTCCGGTTGAGTGTCTACAATCCTACTGGTTCGGGAAACGTCCACACCGACAAAGTGATCAGCGGGGGGAGGGGGCAAAAGGTGGCTAAGGGAATGGGTTTCAAGAAGGCTGCGGCTAGCGTGGCCAAGAAGTCGGGCATGCCTGCGAAGCAGGCAAATGCAGTTATTGCTGCTGGTGCACGCAATGCCAGTCCCACGGCGAAGAAGGCCAATCCGGCCCTGAAGAAGGTCGCGGCCAAGAAGGCTCCGCCGTTCAAGAAGGCCATGTCTGATGCCGCTTGTCCGCCTGGTTCTATGTCGGGTGGTATGGGTACCAGTAGCGGACTCGGTGCGGCGAAGAAGGTCGCAGCTAAGAAAGCTGTGGCTAAGAAGACTCCGCGTGCAAAGGCCATGGGCGAGGTAGGTGTTAGCACTCCTCGAGGCCAGCGTAACGCTGTGGCAGCGAAGGCACGTTCCAACAAGAAGCTCCCCTCCCAGCTGCGCATCAACCCTCCCATCACGGCTAGCAAGGGTAGCCCGAAGACCTCTGGTAGTGATGTGATCTGATGGCTACCTATGGGTTCTACGTCGATCTAAGTGGGCAGACCCTTTCTGAGGGTGATTCCACTTGGATTGAACTGATGAAGGTGGGTGAATACGATCACCCAGTGTATGGGAAGATCAACTTCACTCCTCAGAAGCTCCAAGAGTTTGCTGACAACGTTGCAGCCAATGTACGCGGTGTTGATCTGGCGATCGACTACGACCACAGCTCAGTCAAGACTGGTAACAGCGAGGCCGCTGGTTGGATCAAGCAGGTCAAGTTCGAGGGTGGTGTTCTCAAGGGTCTTGTGGAATTTACCAAGACTGCTGCTGAGAAGATCCGTTCGAAGGCTTTCCGCTACTTCTCGCCTGAATTTGTCGACAAGTGGATTGATCCTGCTGGACAAGAACATAAGAACGTGCTCTTCGGCGGTGGCCTTACTAACCGGCCGTTCCTGAAGAACCTTCTGCCAATTAATCTGTCGGAGCTTTCCTTCGGGACTCCTCCGATTACTACAAAGGAAGAGGACGAGGTGGACCCGAAGCAGTTGCGCGTAAGCATCGGGCTGGCCGAGGATGCTCCTCAGGACAAGGTCGATGAGCGCCTCGCCCTCATCAAGACCCTGGCTGAGGCTTTCCCTGGCGGTGCCCCGGCAGTTCCCCCCACGCCTACTCCCCCGAAGCCGCCGACGGTGTCGCTAGGTGCGGAGATCAAGGCTCTGGCCGAGTCCAACCCAGCTGCTGCGGCACTGGTTGCTCACCTGGAGGACCAGGCAACGCGCCTGGGCGAGCAGGAGATTCGGCTTCGTGAGGCCGACACGGCACGGAAGCTTCACGAGTTCGACGGTTCGAAGATTGCCCTGTCGCCGGTTGCGAAGCAGATGGCGTCGAAGATCCTCAGCGACCCCCGCCTTCCGCAGGAGCTCTCGGACAACATCTACGAGCTCATGACCGCCATGCGTGATGGCCAGAACTTCTTCGTCGAGCTGGGCGAGCGTGCTGGTGGTTTCAGTCGCGTCGGTCGCGATGAGAAGCCTGCCGAGCTGGTCTTCACCGAGCTAGTCGATGGCCTTGTTCTCAAGGGCATGAAGTACACCGAGGCGCTGGACAAGGTTGCTCGTGAGAACCGCGACCTGTACGACCAGTACCGTCAGCAGTCGTACTCGTTCAAGGAGTAGGGGGTAGGTCATGGCCGGAGGCGGCAATTACGTTCTCGACAAGGGCTATCCTGTCCTTGCAACCTACAACTCTTCTGCGGCTGCAGGCGTTACGCGCTACCGCGCCGTCAAGTTCTCTGTGTCGGCTTCTACGGCCTTCATCGACCTCAACGTGGCTGCTACTGTTGCTACTGTTGGTGTTGTACAGGAGGACATCGACCAGGTCAAGGTGGCGCTCGGCAAGGCCGTTGCCAATGTGGCTCTCTTGGGTATCACCAAGATGTACGCCAACACCACGCCGGGTTCGATCGTGCTCGGTTCGCCGATCATGGTCGGTAGCGCCGGCGGTGCGGTTCTGGCAACGGGCTCCAGCACCAACTTCCCGATCGGCATCTGTGTTGGCATGTCGGTTCCCGGTGGCACCGTCGCCGCTGGTGACCTGATCGACGTGTTGCTGACGCCGTCCACCATCAAGTTCGCCTAATCCTGAGGGGAGTGACAAAGAATGCCAGCATATAACCCCTCGGGTGGCGGAAACGTCCACGTCGATAAGATCCTTTCGCAGATCTCGATCGCGTGGCCCAACTCCGGCCTCGTTGGTGAGCAGCTGTTCCCGGCTGTAACGGTCATGAAGCAGACCGACAAGTACTACATCTTCGGTCGTGAGGCCTGGCTTCCGGAGTCTGGCGACTTCCGTGCGCCTGGTTCTGAGGCGAACGAGATCAACGGCCTGTCGGTCTCGACGGATGTGTACTACGCTGCAGAGCACGCTCTGCAGATCGCCGTGACGGACGAGGAGCGTTCCAACGCTGACTCGCCTCTCGCGCCGGATCAGGATGCGACGGAGCTCGTGACCTCCCGCATCATGCTGGGTCGCGAAGTGGCAATGAAGAACCTTGCCACGGCCACTGCGAACTACGCTTCGACGTCGACGACGACGTTGTCTGGTACTTCGCAGTGGAACGACTACGTCAACTCCGACCCGATCCTCAACCTCCGTACGGGTAAGACGCAGGTGCACAACCGCATCTTCCTCGACCCGACGGTTGCCGTGATCCCCTACCAGGTGATGGTCGTTCTGGAGGACCACCCGGACTTCCTGGAGCGCATCAAGTACTCGGAGCGAGCGATCTTCTCGCCCGAGCTGCTCTCGGCTGTTCTGAGCCTGGGCAAGGTCGTCGTCCCGGGTGTTGGCTTCAACAGTGCCAACGAGGGTCAGCCGACGTCGCTCGGTTACCTCTGGGGCAAGGACGTTATCCTGGCCTACGTGCCTGACCGTCCGGGTCTGAAGGTTCCTGCTTACGGGTACGAGTTCAAGTGGGGCGACCAGTTCGTCGACCGCTGGCGTGAGGAGAAGCGGGCTTCTGACCTGCTTCGCGTTCGTCGTCGCTACGACCTCAAGCTGCCGGCCCAGGGCGATCCGGGTACGGCCGATGCTGGTAAGGCCATCGCTGGCTACCTCATCAAGACCGCCATTGCATAAGGGAGAGTGACATGCCGAAGTACCGTGCGCTCTCGAACATCGAACACGGTGAGGAGGGCGTTGACGATCAGAATCAGCCTACGAACGTCATCACCACTTTTCCGTATGGCTCGATCGTTGAGGGTCTCGACAAGGACACGATGAAGAGCCTCTGGGACGCAGGTGTCCTAGAAGAGGTCGGCGAGGAGCCTGTACCGACGGTTACCAAGACCGTCACGCAGACGTCTTCCAACGACCCTGGCAAGAGCGTCTCGGCACCTAGTTCCTCGGGTGAAGGTGCCGGTACGCCTCCTGCAGCACCCGCTAACACTGATGGGTCGCCGAAGCCCTAAAGTGGCAAGGAGTAGCGCGGAGGTATAAAGGGAGGACGTTCTCACAGGAACTACCGTTGGGCGCCTGTGAGAACGTCCTCCCACTAAAGTGTCACGTGTCCTGAGGGAGGGACGATGAGGGTCACACTGGAAGAGGTGCGCGCTCTAGCTGAGCGTACCAAGCTGGCCATCACTACGCTTGACACTGAGCTTCTGAATTCCTTCGAGGATGAGATCATCCAGCGGTTGGCGGCCCAGATCGATGCTGCTACGCTTGCTACGTGGACTACACCCGACACAACGCCCAAGCTCGTTCGTACGATCATCTCCCGCAAGTACTTCGCCTGGTTCTACTTTAGGCAGTACAGTGAAGATATCGGCACTAACGAGAATACTTACGCACTGAAGCTTGATGCCAGTGCAGAGATGCTCATCGCAGGTATTCTTGACGGGACGATTATTATTCCCGGCATCACTACTGACATCTCAACAATTACGTTCTATCCTACAGACGCGTCGACAGCTACGGATCCGAAAGACGTTCCTAGTGATCCCTCTGTAGGACCTGCTGCCTTCTCTATGACTACGACGTTCTAGGGAGATGACGTGGCCTCTCTTCCTAGAAATAGTCCCAGCCAGTCCTCAGGCATTGGCATTAATCCCGTTGATGTTGCTGGTGCTGTGTCGATGTTGCGCTTCGACACCATTAAGAGCATCAAATGGGAGATTCGGCCCTCTGTGGGGATTGTAGCTAAAGACGTTGACCGCCTAGGTATGGATATTCGATCCTTCAGGGTACCCTTGGAGGCTATCGTTCGAGAGGTGATGATTCCCTCGATTCGAACGAATTTCTCCCAGCAGGGGCGTCCGAAGTGGGCAGCGCTTGCTGACTCGACGGTTAAAGCGCGTCATGGCGCCACAGGCCCCATTCTTAATCGTACCGGCCTGCTTGCGCGCCGTGCAGGCCAATTCAACATCTGGGACATCGGTACGACTAGTGCCACCATTCGGCGGTTGCCCGCAGATGTGTTCTATGGTGTTTACCACCAGGCAGGTGCAGAGCGTGAAAACGCTAGCGGCAGTAACAACAATGCGGACATCCTTCATGAGAAGGGTCCTGAGGCTAAGAAGCTAATCAACAAGTTCATTCCGCATGCTGCTAAGGAACTAGGTATCAAGGGCCCCATCCAGGAAGGTGACAAGAAGCGTGTGCTTGCTCGAGCGCTGGGCATGGCGCTAGACGAGGGCACATGGGTTCTTCCTGCTCGACCTTTCATCATGTATCAGGATTCTGATATTCCGAAGATGGAAGCTATCTTCGGCAAGTGGATGGAAGACCGCGCCAGGCGCGTGGGGAGGTTTACTGATCATGCCTAGTATCACTGACTCTGTAGATGTCGTTACACAGTATGTGATTGACAAGATCAAGGCAGCGTGCGTTGCAAATGACATCGTTACTACCACCGGCGTGTACCTAGGTGCTGACGATGTCTACTATGGCGACCAAGACAAGTTTCCACGATCGCCCTCTGTATGTGTCGATCCTAACAACCGCCAGCGTACTCTACAGGGTGTATCGTTTCGTACCGATAACAACTTTGCACTGTACATTTTGGTGTATCACGCCAAAATTCAAGACAACCAACTGACACGCAAAGAGGTACAACAGATTTCGGAAGCTATCGAAACGTTACTGCACCAGGATCCACAGCTGGGAGGTAACGTTATCCACAGCTTCTGTTCGTTAAATGAATCTGGGTACGTGTACAGGCAGAGTACGATGTATCGTACCAACCGCATCACCTTCGAGCCGTACAGCAAGACCCGGTTGCGATAGGAGGAGATATGTTCAAGTATAAAGTCAAGGCCGATCGCGACGCCATCGTCGAAGGTCTTGCTGTGTTCACGCCTGGCGAGGAGCGCACGTTTACGGAGCAGGATGAACGTCAGTTCTTCAATCAACGTGGCATCCACTTGAACCAGAACAACGTACCGGCAGGCGTTACGGTTACTATGGTAGTTGCACCTGATCCACTTGACGAGACCGACGCCGCGTACATCCAGGATGGGGTGAACTGAAGTGCCGTATGGAGTAGGCGCAGGTGGCGACGCCGGCATTGCCTTCGAAGACCTTCTGGAGCCTGTGCAGTCGGCTCTTTCTACCGCTACTACTGGTGGTACCATTACCGCAGGTACCTACAAGTATATCGTAACGGCGCTCAATGCACTTGGTGAGACGCTGGCAAGCAACGAGCAAACGATTGTCACTACCGGCTCGACCTCTACTGTCACGGTGACGTGGGCAGCTGTCACGGGCGCTACGGGCTACAACTTGTACAAGACCGCTGCTGGTGGTGCTACCAACACCGAACTCAAGTACAAGACTGTCGGTGTAGTTACGACGGACATCGATACTTCTCCTGGTGCGCCATCGGGAGCACTTCCGACTTCGAATACGGCGCTGACGCCCGGTGTGTACGCCGCGCCGACCAAGTTCGTACCGTTCTTGTCTGAGTCGATCAAGTTCGTACAGGACACTGTTTGGCGTCGGCCTATTCGACAGACCGCAGACATCACCGGAGCGAGTCCTGGTAACGTCCACATCGAGGGCGACCTTGAACTCGAAGTACTAGAAGACGTCCTTCCATACTTCCTGTACTGCTCTCGCATGACGTGTGTGAAGTCGGGCTCGAACCCTAACTTTGTCTACACGTACACACCAACTAGTGCAGCTGTTCCTCCGCGTACGTTCTCACTAACCATCGAGCGTACTGCAGGTGTCGTCTTTGGGTACGTTGGCTGTGTTGTCTCGTCGTTGAAATTCGCCATCGATAACGGTCTGCTGACCGTATCGGTTTCAATCATCGGTCGCGACGAAGCTTCCGCTGCAACGCCGACGCCTACTTGGCCGACGTCTAACGTGTTCGGCGCGGGCACTTACAGCATCGAGGTTCCTACTGCGACGCCTGTCTTCGACACGGATGCCTTCGAGTTCGTAATTGACGACCAGGCTGTGCCGGACTTCCGTCTGAAGAACACAGGTCGAGGAGCTCAGCTGATTCACTACGGCGAGCGTAACTGTACTCTACACCTCGAGCGTGACTTCGTCGATCGTGTTGACTACGATGCCTTCAAGGCGTATACGTCGCAGGGCATCACGCTCACTGCTAGCAAGGGTGCTAACAACAGCATCTCGCTAGTAGCACAGCAGGCCATCAAGGACACGTACGAAGTGAACCTGAGTGGTCAGGGCGACCTAGTGCGTGCAATGGTTAACTACCAGAACACGCCTAACCTCGGTGCGACTACTGCATACAGCATCGTTGTAAAGACGCAGGAGAACATCTCGTGACCGAAGCGTTTGGTACTCGCGAACATGCTGAGGCGCTTACTAAGGGGCGCCATCAGGGCGTTCGTGATGCTATGCAGTGGTTGACCTTCGCACATCTGCCTGAAAGCCTACGACGCTTTTCACGTCCGTTCTACGAGGCAGGTTGCCAGCTGGTGCTAACAATCACGACTGATTCGCCTGAGCTGACTACGGCGTTGAATGGTCTCGTTACAGCCAAAGATGCAGGTGTGCGTGCAGGTATCAAACATGACACAGGGCGCGCTGGCTCTGTACCGCGACCGCAAGAAGTTGTTGATCCACCACGCTTCAGTAATAATAGCTCAAACTCTTAATAGAATAGCTGTTAGACCGAGTCTCTTCTAGTTCTAACTCGTGAATATAGCTTAAGCGTAGTAGGCTACGGCTATGAGGATCAGAGCGATTAGACTTAGTTAGACGGCGATTACTAATGCTACAAAGGCCCTGTGGTGTTTTGTAATGCTACAGGGTCCCCGGTTGGACAGGCATACAGGAAGAGGGAGCAAGTTATGCCTATTGCAGTTGCTGTAGTTAGTGATGAGGGCGAACGGTTCGACCTCAAGTCGTGTCCTGGTGGCTTCGTTGTTCTGAAGCGCCTTAGCTATGGCCAGAAGATGCTTCGGCGGAGTCTTCTGTCCAAGGCTAAGATGCAGACGGGTGGTGGAGGTAACCGCGCTGAGCGTCGTGCTAAGAGCAATCAGGGGTTCATGGCCGAGCTCGAGCTGATGAACGAGAAGGTGAATCTATTCGAATTTGCTAACTGTATCATCGACCACAACCTTGAATACCTTGCCAACCCTGAAGACAAGTCGTCCGTTGCTCTCCTCGACTTCACTAAGCCCGAGCACGTTAAGATGCTTGATGGCCGTGTGGGTGAAGAGATCGACGAGCTCATCAACGACCTGAACAACTTCGAAGAGGACGAGGAAACGGGAAAATAGAAGAGGCACTTCGTAAGATCATCATCACCAGGAAAAAAGAGATCGACCCCGATGATGGATATGAAGTGGCCGCGGCCGAGTATCTCACCATTGCAAGGCTGTGCGAGGACTACCACGTATTACCTTCCGCAGGTGGTCTACTCGACCAGGATAGTTTAATGATTCACTTCCTGCTAAAGGTGCGCGAGTTTGACAGCATCAGGGCAGAGTTCGATGAAGCGCACGCGAAGCAGGGGAGCCAACAGTGAGCGTTACCGCCCGCGACCTGTACTTCGTCCTTCGTGTGCGCGACGAAGCTTCTAATGTGCTGACGGGTGTAAGTCGTGACATCCTTCGCATCGGTGCTGCTGCGGAGGCATCGGGCAAACGTGCACAGGCTGCAACCCTTCGACAGCAAGCTGCAAACGCACGTGCGTCAGGAGAGGCACGTGCTGAAGCGTTGAGGGCAGCAGCAGCACGTGAACGTGAGGTAGCTGCACAGATGCGTGCTGCTGGCGCTACTAAGCAGCAGATTGCAGCAGTTGACGCACAAGCACGTGCATACGCTCGGCAGGCAGTAGAAGTGCAAGCGGCTACAGATAAGCAGGTACGCTCGCTTCGTACACAAGCCACCGCTTTAGATGCAGAGGCTAAGAAGCTCGAAGCGAATGTTCGAGGACACCAACGCCTAGCGCAGACACTTAACGATGTGAGTTCTGCTGCTACTATGTTTGGCCTGGCGTTGGCTGGCGCTGGAGCTCTGGCGACGGCGGCGCTTCTTAGTACTGTGAAGGCGGGTATCGAATACGACCGTCAGGTTGCTTTGACTAAGACACAGACGGACGGCTTCGCTGCATCCCTAAAGGATCTGGGTCAAGAGGGCAAGGATGTTGCTAGGCAGGTTGCTGCTCCCTTTGAGGAGATGCAGTCTGCACTGTACGATATCTTCTCTTCGACCAACGCTAACATGGCTGAGTCTAAGGTACTGCTAACAGCATTTGCTAAGGCAGCTGTAGCAGGCCAGGTGTCTTTGCAGGACTCATCGCGTAGCACGATGGCTATCATGAACGCGTTTAAGATTCCCGTCAAAGACGTTAACATGGTACTCGACAAGCAGTTCCAGCTGGTTCGTAAGGGCGTTGGTACCTACGCACAGTTCTCGTCAGTTATCGGCAAGCTAACACCTTCGGCCGTACGTCTTGGTCAGAACCTTGATACTATGGACGCCACGTTGATCTTCCTAACACGTAACGGTTTGAGTACTGCATCCGCAGTTGCTTCAGCTGCACGTGCTATGGACGCGTTGGCCAACCCTAAGACCACGCAGAAGCTTGATGCGCTCGGTATTAAGTCACGTGACGTGCATGGTAAGTTCTTGCCACTAATTGATATCCTTAAGAACATGCGAAAGTACTTGTTGGCACTGCCTCCACCCGCACGTGCTCAGGCGCTCTTCGACATCTTCAAGAGCAGCGGTGGTACGATTCAGGCGAAGCGCTTCTTCGACCTGATTCTGCCTACTGCGAAGGGTGCGGGCAACCTCGATCAGTTTGAGCAGTTCCTCAAGGACATGAAGGGATCTGCGGGGCAGTTCAATCAGGCCTACGGCACAATGGCTGATACTGTTGCTTCCAAGACACAGCTGTTGAAGAACAATTTCGACATCTTGAAAGTGACTATTGGACAAGCGCTTGAACCCGCGTTTAAGAGGCTGCTCGACCTCGGCGCTAGGATCATAGGTTGGTTCAACAAGCTCACGCCTGAGCAGCAAGCCGACCTGGCTAAGTGGGCTCTGATGGCGGCTGCTATAACAACTGTTACAGGTGTTATAGTCCTCATTGTTGCAGGCGTTGGAGCTTTGGCAGCGGCAATGGCTGCGCTGGGCCTCAGCTTGGGTGCAGTAGTTGCGGTTGTTGGTGGCGTAGTTGCTGGTTTGGGGCTACTCACGGCAGCTGTGATTGCCGCATACAAAGGCTCAGCGCCACTACGTAAGCTGTTCAGTGATATAGGAAAGACCTTCTCTGACGTTTGGTACCAAGATATTCTACCTTTCGCTCAGGGTGTTAGAGACAGTTTCAACAAAAACCTGCTGCCTGCTCTGGAAAGCCTTTGGGCCCTAATCAATGGCAAAGTTATTCCTGTACTAGATGACCTGTGGAACCGCTTTGGAACGCGTCTAGTAAAGGTTATTGGCGAGACCGCCCGTATCCTAAAGGACGAGCTTTCCAAGGGCTTTCAGGTAGTTAGTACGATAGTTACGAAGTTCTTGATGCCTGCAATTTCCGAACTGACAAAGCTGTATAACCAACACAAGGGCGCTGTCGATAAGGTTCTTTGGGCATTGGGACAACTCGTCAAGTGGGTTCTTATCGTCACAGGCACTGCCGTCTTCGGCACGCTGCTTGCTGGTCTCGCCCTGATAGTTGGCGCTTTCGTACTTGTGGTTAAAACGATCTCCCTTGTAGTCGGCGCCTTTAGTCGAATGGTTGTGGCGTTTAAGGACGCTATCAATTGGGTTGGTAACCTGCGGCAGAATGTCATAAATGCGGGCTTTGCAATGATTTATGGCTTGGCAAATAAGATTGCAGAGCTTATCGGCAAGCTTCGCAGTCTTAAGGATACCATTCGGAATGCTGTTGGTAGCCTGGGCAATATTCTATACAACGCCGGTAGGAGTATTGTTGAGGGCTTGATAAATGGTATCCAAAGCAAGCTCGGGGCACTGGCGGGCTTCCTCAGCGGTGTCGGTTCCTTCATTGCTTCGCACAAGGGGCCACCTGCAAAGGACGTCAAGCTCCTAGAGCACAACGGTGCACTGATCATGCGTGGCCTGCAGAACGGTATGAACTCCGCGGTGCCGAGCTTGCAAAAGCAACTCAAGGGCGTTACAGGTAAGATTCAAACAACGGTTAATGCCAATGTCAATCAGAGCCCTGTGGTTCCCTCAAGGCGAAGGGGTACCGGGGATGGACGTTCCGTAGTTGTTAATGTGTACACGCAGGAGATCCGACCTGAGTACCATTCACAGCAGCTCGGACAACTGATGGCGAGTACCTTCTAATGACGCTGGTTAATGATACTACGTTCCAGTTAGGTGACGCAGGTGTTGTCCTCAACGACGATACGCTGCCCAACGTGCCCTTCATCGACATTGAAACTGTGACAGGCTTGGACAGTGCGCCATTTCGGCAGACCAAGCGTGACCACGAAGGTGTTGATGGAGGGTTCATGGATGCCGAATTTGAATCGGGCAGGGACATATCCCTTGCAGGCATTGTGTATGCCAATAACAATCCCATGGAAACCTTCCTAGATTCGTTGAAGGCCAACTGGGCACCTTCAACGACTCTCATACCGTTGTACTTCTACACCCTTGAAACAGGCTTACGTGTTGTATTCGTTAAGCCTCTGGGATGCCAGTACGATTGGGATGCACTACGTCGTACAGGTATGACTGCTATAACGTTTACGGCATTTGCTGAAGATCCTCGCATCTATTCAGGACAGCTCATATCGACGGTGCTTCCTATGGGTGCTACGGTATTTTCGGGTTTCGCATTCAACTTAGGATTCTCCTTCGGCTTTGGCGGTGTATCAACTACTAGTGACGGGCAGTTCGTTTACAATGTAGGGAATAGACCTGCTCCGGTAGTAATGACCATTACTGGGCCTATGGTCAACCCTGTTATCTTGAACGACACCACTAGCAGTGCGATGCAGTTTAATATTACGTTGGATACACTTGATACTCTCACCATTGATTCACAGTACCATACCGTACGTTTAAACGGTACTGCTAATAGACGCAGTACCCTAACCGTGCCTGGTTGGTTTGACTTGCAGCCAAGTCCCATCGCAGCTAATGGTGGTAACTTCATTCGGTTTAGAGGCGCATCGGGTACTGGTACGCTTACCGTAGCCTACCGCGCATCCTGGAGGTGATCTAGTATGGCAATCGACAACCCTGCGGGCTGGCTGCAAAACGCTGGAACTACCCACACTGCTGAGCAGATGCGTACGTACGTAGGAGGAATGCTTAGCGGCCTAGCAGCAAGTGGTGCTGTTACACGTACTGCGGGTGGCATTAATCCTGCTCTGGGTACTGCCATGGTAGTAACGCAAAATGGTACTCCCAACATGACTGTTAACGTTGGCGCGGGCGTAGCATACATTCCCGGATCTGAAAGTGCCAACCAAGGCGTATACGCGGTGCGTGCTGGCTCAGTTACTAACCTGGGCATTGCTACTGCTCCTGGAGCAGGCCTTAACCGCATCGACCTTGTCGTTGCTAAGGTTCAGGATAGCGTATATAGTGGTGCTACCGATGCGTGGTCACTGGCAGTAGTTACAGGCACAGCGTCTGGCAGTCCCTCAGCTCCTACTGCGCCTAACAACTCCTTGGTACTGGCACAGGTGTTTGTAGGTGCCAACGTCACGTCTATTGTTACGGCTAACATTACTGACAAGCGTAATTATGTAGGTGCGGTAGGTGGGCACATACGGAGTACTAGCACTACACGCCCCACTGTTCTCTATGACGGCTTAAGTATCTATGAATCGGATACTCACTTCTACTCATGGAGTGACGGTAGTAGCTGGTTCCCAATAACTCAGTGGGTACAGGGTCAGAACATTTTCGTTCTGCCTACTACTACTAATAACCATACCAGTACGACGTATGTAAATGTCGTAATCGATAGTACTACGCGTACTATTTCTATGACTAAGCGATATGCGTCTACACGTCTCAAGGTCTCCTTTGATGGTTCATGTGTTCAGCCTAACTCGACGGTGTTTCTAGGCGTTAATATTAACAGCACTGATTTTGACATTCGTAGAGGTGGTGTCTTCTCAAGCATTGCGAACAACCACTTGCCTGCAAACGGTACGCGCTACATCAGTGGTATATCCGCGGGCGCCTTGACTTGTACTGCGCGCGTTAAGTCTACCGCAGGTACTGTTAGCTGGGATACGAACGACACCTTCTCATTTACCATTGAGGAGGTACAGTGACTGATTACCGATATGTTTTTGTTACAATACGTTCCGAACAGATCGTTGAAGAGATCGATCTGTTCGGTGTATACTTCAGTAGGCAATTGGGTTTGCAGGGATCCTTTACAGGCTCATTCGCATTTGATCAAACAGGTAAGAGCAACGTGGATCTTGTTGCTGCTACTACTCCTGGCTACTGTTACGTAGTCGTAGAACGTAACGACGTGCCTGTATGGTGGGGAATCGTTTGGAGTCGTACTTATCAGAGTCAGGCCAAGATATGCCAGCTCTCCGCTCTGGGCTTTGAGGTGTATCCGAACAAGCAGCGCATGTTCAATAGCTACACGGCTACAGGTACCAACGTAGAACTGTTTTGCGGCCTCTGGACCGATATGCAGAACAGCGCACTAGGGAGAAATATTAATATACAGATCCCAACGCTGGTAGCAGGGCCCACCAAAACCATCACTGTGGATGCTCTAGACCAAAAGTACTACGGCGACGTCATGGATGATCTAGCATCAGCCGCAGATGGTTTTGACTGGACCATTGACTGTGTAAGGCAAAACGATGGTACGTACTTGAAGTCGCTACGTGTGGGGTATCCTACACTGGGCGTGGAATCTGACAGCCCTGATATAGTCACCTTTGAGTATCCAGGCTGCATCTTGAATTATTACCAAACAGAATCAATGTCCGAAGCTGCCACCAACGTACGTGTGTTGGGCGCTGGCGAAGGCAGCGCTATGCCTATCGTAGATGTGTCACAAAACGATATGTTGACTACAGGCGGGTGGCCTCGTTGGGATATAGACATATCCTACAAAGACGTAGCCGACCTACCTACCATCGAACAGCTCGCTATACAAGCAGCTGTCAATAATAAGGCACCTATGCCTACGTACAAAATAACCGTCAAAGGTGATCAGGACCCCATATTCGGCAGCTACAACGTCGGGGACTCTTGTCAATTAGTTATTACGGATCCGCGTAACCCTTCTCCAGGTTCCTCGGTCGCGGGTCTTGCAGTCCCTTCGGTGATCATTGGTTATGAAGTTCGTCCACCTTCTTCGGACGGCGTCGAAGAAGTCAATATCATTCTTCCGGGGGATGTTGTCAATGGGTAACAAATATAGACAACCACCATCTGACCTAGTACGCCAAACATTGCAAATTCAGGACCGTCTCGGTACTCTGGAAAACACACCACGCGCAGCGAATACTTCCGTGGATACGGGCCATTGGCAATTCAAAGCGTCCAACGGTGTTGTCATGCTTGACCTGGGCGATCAGGGTCCATCCTTTGGTAGGGGCTGGGTCTTTCAACGCGGCGACAGCGGTATACCTGCATTTGCGCTGGGCGGTAACCAAGCAAGTGGCAGACAGTTCTGGCGCATGATAGACAATAGTCTCAACGACATCGTAACCGATGACGCATTTAGTGGCGTAGGTTTGGCACGGCCCTACATACCCTACCTGCCTGTGCGTGGTGTCGATACGGTATCAAGCTCACTCGCTATGACAACTACTTCTACATCGTTTGTAACTGCTTACGAGATACATGGAGTTAAGCAGCACCCCAGGGTCAACGTGATGTATCTATGCAACGTTCCCGCAGGTCTTACAGCAGAGATACAACTCGTGGATACTACTTCAGGCACCGTACTCATTGCTGGGCCTAATACAGCTAGTACAGGTTTTGGAATTAACAACCTAGTAGGTAATGCTATCGGACAGCACCTAGATAATTTGAACGTTACATTACAATTTCGTGTTGCTTCTGGTGCTGGCACCATCGGCCTGACAGTGTTGTACGCGCTCGGTGTACAGTCGTAGTCGCTTCGATTGAAAGCCGCCAGCCTCTGGACTTCGGGCAGGTGTAGCAGGAGAGGGTGGGAAGTGTGAGTGAAGACTCGCGCGGTGTTTACGGTGGTGCGAGACATAATCCTTCTGGGCGTGGGCACCTTCGGCATCCTGTACCAGCAGCTAACGGGGCGTACAAGTTTGGAGCTCCTGATAGTATATCTGGTAATCATGCAAATACCGGGAGCGCTGGGGTTGCTGCACCTAAGAGCTGGCAAGCGAGAAACCAGTGGTACAGTCGAACAGTCATCTACGTCTCAATCGGAGCTGTTATAGCCATTGCACTGATGGGACTAGTACGATGACGGATCACGTGGAGAATGTACGTAGGGAGAATGTACGTAGGGCTGACCGTGCTCACGACAGGCAGCGTTGGGTGCGACCACTAGTAGCAGTATTCGTGACCATGTTTCTCTCGGTAGCTGTGAACATAGTCTACACTACGCTGACAGTGAACGAGAGCAACCAGAACTGGTGCGAAATTGTTACCAGTCTAGATGATACATATCAGCTGCACCCGCCACCGGCCACCAACGTAGCAGCCATCACATTCGCGGCGCAAATGCATCGCCTGCGCAACAAACTCAAGTGCAAGTGAACGTACGTCAATTAGTCCCTGTGGTGCTCTGTAGGTGTTAAGGGGGTCCCGTGGTTGCCACGCGTTACGACTTGCCGCTCAGGCAGAATAGTGATTACGATCTGGTTGTGCAAGCATGGGCCGACGACGTGCATACTGTACCACTGAACATTACTGGCTACTCGGCTAAGCTAGTAATACGTCCTACGGCGCGTAGCACTACCATTCTAGATACGATCAACGTGGCGACTTATCCTGCTACAGGCCTAACGATCAACGGGCCAGCAGGACAGGTCACGTTGCACATCACTGCCGCGCAAACACTTACGTACACTTGGGTCTCAGGTGTGTACGATCTCCTTATCATCGGACCATCCAATAGTCCGCAGAAGTGCATCGCCGAGGGTGATGTAACAGTCAGTTCACGTGTATCGGTTTAGGAGTTGAAATGGTTGATTCCCTCTTCCCGCTGGCTCGGCAGAAGTTCCTTGGCGCCACTCTTGACTGGGATGGCCAGACCTTCTCCGCCGTCCTCGCTGACTTGACGCCGACCATCTCTGACGTTGGCATTCGTCAGATTACGTCTAGCACCAACGCAACGCCTATTGTTGTTACTACAGCCGTTGCACACGGCTTCACCAACGGCGACATCGTGTATGTCGATGGCATCACTACAGGTACCTCTGGCAACGGTCTCTGGGCGATCACGGCTGCGTCTGGTTCTGTCTTCAGCTTGACTGATCCTATTACCGGTTCTAACGCTGTCGGCAACGGTGTTGGCTCGGGCGGTTACTGCGTCAACCTAGGTCCGTCTACCTCGGGCGACTTCTACGATGACTTCGACGCTTCCATCGTTGGCTCGAAGGTCAACCTGACTTCACCTACGATCGTTAATGGTGTTGCAGATGCTGCCGATCCTACCTTCGCGTCGGTGTCTGGTAACCCATGTGAGGCAGTGTTCATCATTCGTGACACTGGTACCAACTCCACGTCTGAGATGGTTGCCCTAATTACGGGCAAGCAGATCGTTACGGCAGCCGCTTCTATTGCCGCTGCCACGACGCTTCCTGTTGAGAGGCTGCGTGGAGGTATTCCTAACGGCACTGTCATCGCTTTCTCTACTGGGCAGTCTGCAACGCTAACTGCTCTGGCCAATGCTGGTGACCGTACGCTCACGGTCAGCTCGACTACTGTCACCGCTGGGGCGCGTGGTCTGTCTGTGTATACCGGCTCGGGTCTTCCCGTAACGCCTAACGGTGGTAACATCCTCGTCACCTTTGACAATGGTGCAAACCGCATCTTTGCCCTGTAAGGAGTAGACCTATGAGCTTCTTCACTGGCACACAGGCAGAGTTGCTGTACACCCAGAACGCTGCGGTTACCAAAAACACGTACACTACCGAAGCTGCGTTCTCAGGTGTGCTTGGCACTAACTCGCTATGTAAGGTGCCTGCCGGATACTTCGGCTTGGACAATCCCTATCCCGTTGGCCGTTCCCTCTACATGGTAGCAGCAGGAACGATTGCTACTACTTCGGCTGCTACCTTTGCTGTTGCTCTCGGGTTTGACCCAACTGCGGGTACGAAGGCTCTGGGTATCGCAGTTGCGGGCGCACTCGCGCCGACTGCCTCTACTACCTGCCCGTGGAAGCTTGAAGCGTACTACACGTGTACAGCGTGGACCGATAGCACAGTAACTCTGCAGGTCAATGGTACCTGGCGCGTCGAGTCCGTCGCTTCGGGTGGTGTGCCTACTACTAGTGCGCAGTGCTCGGGATTCAGCGGTACCCACACAGGCGCTGACCCGCGCGTCGTCAACTACATTGAGCTGTTCGGTACTTGGTCTGCCTCTGCTGCTGGTAACACCACGACGCTACAGCAAATGCTGTTGTTCGGGCTCAACTAATTTCCGAGATAGGAGAGCCATGACAACTCATACATTGACGATCAACTCGACAACGCTGCCGGTTGGGGTGACTACGCTTGGACCTGTGAACGTTGGCAGCAACTCTCACGCTGGTATCTCCATCGATCGTACCATCGTGGGTGGGCTCAATTCGGTCAGTGCGAGCTCGGCTATCCTAGTACTAATTCAGACCTCTGTAGACGGCGTGACGTGGAAGGACTTGTGCGGAGCGACATGGCCTGGCGGTGTTATCGTGACCGGACACGGTCAGATCAATACGAGCAGCGTCGACACGGGCGATGTAGATCCAGCTGTTACTAAAGTCAAGGTGATCGCAACGGTTACAGGACCCGCGTCGATTGCTATTGCAGGCACTATTACTGTGACGTGATCTAGTGGCCTACGTCCTTGCGCAGAATCCGACTGCTGCCAATGGCGGCGGGTCCAACTCGATCAGTAAGGCGTTCGCCTCTACTGTTACTGCACATTCGCTGTTAGTTGCATTCATTACTACTGATGCGACTGCTCCTGGTACGTTTACCGCTACTGGCGGTGGCACTTGGGCATCCATTGCTGCAATAAAGGAACCTGCCAGCACACAGTGGCTGTGTATCCTCTACTGCCTCGACGCCACTGGCGGCACGGCTCCTACCGTGCAGGTGTCGTGGACAGGCGCAGGTACCTTCAATGGGTTGGTGATTGCCGAGTTCACCAACAGCGGAGTCGCTTCCTTCCTCGACACCAATACTGCTGGGACGACAGGTAACTCCACCACCCCTACCGATTCTGCAATGACAGCTACCGACGTCGATGCTGTTGTGTCGTGGACACTAGCCGGCGCCGGGACGAACCAGCCAACTGTCGGGGCAGGCTTCACGTTTGGTACCAACCAAGACACGACCGACCTAGCAGCGTGGGAATACAAGATCCTATCCGGAGCTGGATCGGTCACTCCTGTCTTCGCAATATCAGCTTCTGTTCCATGGGGCATCATCTCTGCAGCATTCGCTCCTGCAGGAGCTGCTACAGTTGCACCAATGGCACCCGCTCAGCCCGGTAGGACCTGGCTGAAGTATTTCAAGCACCGTCAAAAGTTAGCACTGACAGACGCAAGCAGTCCTGCTGCACAGACGCTCACGCCCGTTGGTATCACTACCAATGAAGTGTTTGGCGCTACAGCAGTAAGCAATGTCGTGCAGCCTCTGGGCATTACGACGGGTGAAGTGCTCGGTACGTCAAGCGTCACATCTAGCTACACCATTTCACTTTCGGCAATAAATACGTTTGAACAGTTTGGCGACGTCGTAGTAAGTGCTACTGTAGCTGCCATAGGAATACCTTCCGCAGAACAGTTCGGCACAACTGCCGTAACGCAAATTGTAAGTGCGCAAGGTATTACTACGGCCGAACGCTTTGGCACTGATGTTGTAACGCTAACGGTTAGCGGCGTAGGCATTACGACCGGTGAAGCCTTTGGTGACGTTAACGTACAAACGGTCACTAGTATCTTGCCCCAGGGAATTACGACCGGCGAAGTCTTTGGCAACACAACTATCACGCCAGGCTCTGTCACGCTAAGTCCTCAAGGCATTCCAACTGGTGAAGTCTTTGGCGATGTCATTGTTAGTGTCGGTGCTTCGTCTGTTACGCCTACAGGTATTAACACAGGTGAGCAGCTCGGTAGCGTTACGATCACGACGAGCACGACCCTTCAGCCTGCTGCAATCACCACAGGGGCATTGTTCGGGGCGGTCGCCCTTACACAGACTGTAGCAGCTGTAGGTATTACTACTGCAGAGCGCTTCGGCGATGCTACTGTACAGACTGTTGTTAGTATCCAGACTGTCGGCATTACCAGCAGTGAGATGTTCGGCGATACGACTCTTACGCCTGGGTCTGTTACTGTAACGACTGTTGGCATTACCACTGGCGAGGTACTCGGTACACCATCTGTACAGGTGGGTGCCTCAGCCGTTAACCCACAAGGCGTTACGTCTGGTGAGCGTCTCGGTACGACTACAATCACTGTAGGATCTGTAACACTTAGTCCGACAGGTATTCGTTCCGAAGAACGCTTTGGTGTTACCACGCTTAGTGGTCAGGGACTCCAGCAGACACTAACTGTGCTTGGCATCGTAACGGCGGAGCTATTCGGTAACCTCAACGCTCGTTACGGATCTGCCCAAGTCAACAACAGTACACAGGTTGCCGTAGTGAATAGTAGTACGCAAGCCGAAGCTGTTAGCTTTAGTATGCAAACACCTGTAATATAACATAGACGGCGAGAGCGCATGGACCACTCCCTCGGTACATGCGCTCTCGCTCTGTCTAGTCCCAGTACCGATTGTGCACTGCAGGCTGCGGATACGGACTGGGTGTGCCCATGTTAGAACTTGGTTGGTAAGGTACATGCGCTGCTTCATGAAGGCCTAGAGCAATTAGCGCCAAGCCTAGTGCGATGCTCACAAGTGCCGCTACCAAAACGGATACCGTCCGTGTCATGCCATCACCTCCTCGAAGATTCCTGGAATGCGTAGCGCGTTGAACAGCCTAGTCTCGTCGAGCTTGAATGCTCTGTAGTACAGGATGTGCTTGACAGCATCCATCTCGTGCACATGTCCAGGCTTGTACAGACCTAGCTTCTTGACGCGCTCGTCGGTCCAGAAGACTTCCTGGTCCTTGCCATCTCCACCTTGCTGCCCATTAACATCAGCAGGCGCTTGCCAGATGATCTCGACATCGAATTGTGCGCACGCTAGCTTGAGGATGCCGATGACCTCGCGAGGTGTTAGGTCTACCTTGGGAACTGCACGCGAGCCGCCGAAGTTGTACTTGCCTATTGGGCGATAGTCGAACCGCTCACCGATAACAGTGGCTTGACCTTTATAGGTAGTCAGCCAGGATAGGAAGAACCCATACAGTACTAGCGGTTCGTATGGTAGTACTGTTGTCTTCCAGGTCTTGGTAGGATAGCTGAACATTGCCAAGCCTGTATCGCCGCCTGGATCAACTGCTAGGATGTTGTCCATCAATGCCTCCATGTCAGTCAGTCCCTGTGGTGCTTTTAGCCTCCGTAGGGGCCCGGGGCCGTTAACACGTACCAGACTATCCAGATGAGTGCAATAACTCCTAGCACTGCTAGTGTACTTATCAGTAGTGTCATCCACCAGTAGAAGTTTACTATCTTCTTGCGTTCTTCCTCATTCATTGACTTCGCCTATTTTCGATTGGGACTACACAAGCACATTGGTAGCAGGCCCAGATGCCTGTTGACGTTCGACTAGTAGGACTTGCACAAGTAACGCACTTCCCCATCTGTTGCTCCTCTCGTTCTAACTAAGTCTAACTACTCTGATCATTAACGGTATAGCTGAGTACATAGAAGCTAAAGTCATTAGTTAGACCTATAATAGACTCAGTCTAACTAGTATTCTATAAGCTCTCTTGAGCTCTAGAAGCTAGTGTTCTATGTACACCAGTAGCTCGCGCAGCTCGGCTTGAAGCTCGGCAATGCGCGCTTCCAGTTGTGCAATACGTGCCTCGCGTGAACGCCTGTCGCGTCGAGGCTGTACGACGATGTTGTCTTTGTCTAGGTTGTAGCGATCGCCATCAGCGAAGCGGACCTGATCTTTCTTAGGGTCGAGTGGTCTGCCCAGCTTCTCTTCGGCGATCAGGTGCGCTGTTGGTCGCCACTTGCCGTCAACGCGCGTGTGATGGTATCCGTTGGCATTGACAAAAGTGGCGCCGTCCTCGGCGACAACTCCTCTTGGCATATTTCACCTTCGATCGCATCGTCTCGTATGAATGACCACGTTGTGCCTTCTTCGCGTGGCTGAACTATCCAACGTTCACCAAACACTTCTTGCCACTTGTCACAGAGCTTTTGAACGAATGTGTGCTTGCACTCTTTAAGTTCTTCTCTGCTAAGACGGTAGACCCACTCGTTAGGAAACAAGTGCTTGATGTAACGGTAATCATCGTGCAGCATGATGACTATACCATTACGTAGTGCGTCCTCGTAAGTAGTTATCTCCAACATTAGTCTGCTTTCGTTCCTGCAAAGATGGTTTGACTTTGCTCGTCATTACCTCCGACACTAAGCCACACGTCAGTAACGCGTCGACTGAGAAAAGCCCCCGCCAGCGAGAGCAGCATTCCTTTATGCAGCAGCGGCAAGTCGATATCATCGTACTCTTTGTTTGTGCAGGTGTCTATGATTTTCGTTTTCATGATCAGAGGTCACCCCATGATTGGCCGACGGTGAAGTCAACAGGGAAGGGCACGTAGTCAGTGTACTTAGCACCTTCCTCTTCCATTACAGTCTTCATCATATCTCTGCACACCTCGAGATTCTTCTTAGGCGTTTCCACGACAAGTGCATCGTGGATCGTAAGCCGAATCCATCCAATACCTTTAAGCATCGGTCGCAAGCGAATGAGGGCCGAAAGACATATGTCGTTGGCAGTGGATTGCGGCAGGTGCGACAGAGCTTCGTTGAGGACGTCTTTCTGGTTCTCTTCCGTGATCAAGTGGAAACGCCGTTTGCGGCCGAAGGATGTAACGAGATCCTCACCCGCGAGAACCTTGCGACGAGTCTCTGCTTGCCAGCGAACTACATCGGGAATGAGGTTGAGGAAGTCGGCGTACCTACGTTTGGCTTCCATCAGAGGAATATTGTGCTCCATGGCAATCGAGTATGCTTCGCGGCCGTAGCTGATGCCATAGAAGTATGCCTTCGATCGAACGTACCCTGTCTTGTCCCAATTGCCTTTGCCGTACAACTGATCGGAGAGTTCATTGAACAGCTTATAGTTGGGATCAGGATTGCTAAGTAGTTGGCGGAGGTATTCGTCCTGTGCAAGGTATGCAATGACACGCGCTTCGACGTTCTTATAGTCAGCCTGCATTAGAACATTGTCAGGGGAAGCAACAGTGAATTGTTTGCGGATGGCGTTATCACGTACGATGTTTTGTAGGTTCGGATTCTTGCTTGCCAGGCGTCCCGAAGTGGTTCCGTGAAGGTTGTAAGTGGTATATACTCTACCACGGTACATACGCTTGCGAATTCCAACGACGTAGGTGCTGGAGAGCTTTTGCTTTCTTCGGTAGACCAGAAGCGTTTCAATGAACTTGCCGACAGTACTAGTGCGATCAATCCTGCGTTGGATTTGTACAAGATGATCGACGTCCGTACTTTCAGTTCTGATACCTTGGCCATAAAGGAACTCTTTTATTTGCTTGGGCGAACGGGGGTTGAATGTGGTAATCTCTGTGAGGGCGCAGAGATCAGACTCGATCGCATTGAGCCTCTTTTGGTAATCAGCTTGTAGCTCATTGGAGTATTCACGATCAATAGTAATGCCATTGAGTTCCAAGTACATGAGTTCATTAGATGCTCTGACCATGTGGTCATGGACGCGTCGAACGTCGTTTCGATCCATTCGTTCACTGAACAGATCGTACAGATCCCAAGTGCAACCAACGTCATACGCGTTGTACTTGTAGAGTAACGGCCGAGGAATATTGGCGTAATTTCCTCCACGTGGCACGTATGTGGCGATCTCAAGGTCATATTGTGGGGCCCCTAGTTCTTCAACAGCCAATACCTTTAGACCATGAATAGGAGCGCCAGTGCGCTCGTCAAGTGAGTAGTGTGCCAACATTGTGTCGAACCAGAGTTGCAGGGCACCGAGCTTTGGGAAGAGACCCTTTAGGTCGAACTTGCCATTGTGACAAATGATCTTAACGTTCTGCAGCAGCGCCTTCAGCCTTAAAAGCACCACAGGGGCTTGAAGTGCCTGCTCACCGATAACAAGCACTTGGTTCTTCGCATACCCGATGCCGACACAGAGCAGCTCGTAGTTGTTAGGGTGATCGAAAGACACATCCTTGTCGAGACCTGTTTCGATGTCAACGACAAGTGGCTTGCCCATGTTGGTTTGAAGCAGGATGCGAATGGCTTCCAGGGCAGACTCTTCGCTGTCAGCGACTACGAACGATGGAGGCTCCCACGCAGGCCTAGTTGACTCTCGCAGCTTCCCTACGTCAGTAACTAGCGCAGGAAAGTTATCTGCACTTCGGAGGCAGTATGCAGGATGCCAGGTAGGTACAACTCGGACCACTGATGAGCCAGCAAGGGATTGTGTGGGGGGTTTAGGTGGTCCAACGCGCAGGTGGGTAATTGAACGATTATCGTCCAGTGTCGCAGACGCTGCAGTCCCTCCAAGCGCAAGCACACTATTGGCACCTGACTCGCGGAGCTCGTGTACCAGACGTCCTCGGCAACAATTAACTGCCGCTTTAGGAGGAGTCGCATTACCTGGCGGCCGACAAAGGCAAGCATTGGTGAATCCTACTTCGCTTGGTTTCCATCCGTAGTTTTTGAGTACTGTTTTGATGAGCTGCCCCGAAGGGCCGACGAAAGGTCGGCCCCTCTGAGCTTCCTGATAACCCGCCGCTTCCCCTACTACCATGATCTTGGGATGTGGGGGAATGTAACTAGGTACAAAAGCATTGCCAGGATCAAAGAGTGGGCACTCTTCACATGCTGCCAAGGGATGTCTGCGCTGCATCGAGCTTCTCCCTTCGACGTACAAGCCAAGGCTTACGATTCTGATACACGTACCGTCGAAGTGTTGCCTCTTCGGACTGCGTCTCGGCAGCTACGATTCTTGCTGCTGCGGGCACGCTGATGCCTTCACCGATGAGTTCGTACATCTTATCATAAGCGTATGCCTGAAGGTTTTCTTCGGTAGTACCCGCGAAGTATTCATTTAGGATGGCCATCTTGCGTTCTATGACGAAGTCTTCTGCTAGCTTGAGGTACCCGTATACACGATATAAGGGTTGCAAAGTAATATGACTGCTACCACCTCCAATGGGGTGGGATTCGTTAAGCATGTAGACCTTACTTTGTACAGCACGTAGGCCGTTACCGTATTCGGTGCAAACCCTAATTATCTGATCAGCCCACTCTTGGTCCTTGTGACCCACTGCGATCATTACTTCAGGTGGACGCGTTTTCTTAATGGTACCATCAGCACTAATCAGACCCGCTAGCCAGCAAGCTATGTCAAACGGTGGGTGTCGTTTCTCCATTGCACCACTCCTTGTAGACCTTTATGTTATGCATGATAGTTGTGCGCCCAGTTAGGGCGTACCGCTTAGTGAAGTAGTCTTCGGGCCTGTCAATAGGTCTGGAAGGTCTGTCTATGCATACACCTTCCAAGCCATAGTTGAATGGTGCCGAGGTGTCGATCGATCGAACGAAGGGCGCATACTTGGCTGTGAAGTAAGGTTCCTTGATCCAACGCGATGAAGCACCTAGGAAGTGGATCTTGAAGCGCTTGGGATAGAGCTCTTCGATGCCCTGTGCTAGGTCAATGCGGATTGAATCTTGACTAAACTTGTCAAGCAGCAAACGTGGTAGACCTAGCGTAGTGATACCTGAATGCATCGTATACATGTCGACTAGGTTGTGTAGCTCTTCGAATGTAGTGCCCTGCACTACGCCCATGTAGGAGACGCTGTACTTCTCGCTGTACTTCAAGAAGTCAGTAGCAGCAGCGTATGTTCCTTTACTATTACCTAGTACGTCAGGCAGTACCACCTCGTCTGCTTGTACACACCTCGCAGCTTCTGCTAGTGCTTGGTTACTCAGGGCACGACCTTCGTTAGCACCGTTGTCGAGGAGCAGAAACTTCTCCTTGCTCAGGCGCGTCATTGCTTCTGTGTATTGAGTGTCATTTTCGTTGTTGAGCAGCTGCGCCAGACACATGACGATGTCACCGCGTTCAGCATAGTGTACTAGGCCCTTAGGCGGAATGAATGCCACCTGCATTTACTGCCCCGACTTCATAAAGGAAGCAGCACCGAGAGGCTCGTGACCTTCTTTCGACAGAAGCTTCTTCAGCTGCAGGTTCAGCACGTAGACCTTCATAAAGGTGTACATGACGTAGTTGCCGAAGTCAGCCAGCTCCTCCAGGGCCTCCTCGAGCGTGTTGACCTCCATGAACTTGATGGGGCCATACTTCTCCTCGCCCATGACGTGCCGTTCCTGCATCATGTTGAAGAAGACTTCTGACGCTTCACGCGTCAGTTGGTTGAAGTCGGCAACAGCCTCAGTTGCTTCGTCACTCATGCGGGGTCTCCTCCATTGCATCTTGTCCCTGTGGTGCTTTGTCTTCGTAGCGTGAAGCGTTGTAGCGACGCTTCTGATCCCAAATGTCCTTCCAGGGCACGTCCTTGAATGCGGGGTTGCCCATCAGGTTGCACAGATAGACCAGTACGTCGATGATCTCGCTCTGCAGAGTGTCCTTGTCAAGTGCTGACATGTAGTCGATGTCAAGCGCGTCAGCCAGCGACAGGCGATGCTCAACGATCTTCTTGACCATGTTGGCTATTTCACCAACCTCGCCGGAAAGGCACAGCACCTGATGAGGTAGTGACTGGTAGTTGGGGAACCACTTAGCACTGTCGTCTACACACTGCTGTATGAGGTAACCCAGATTCATCTGCACAAGACTGTACTTGCCTACTACGGGCGCGTTGTTAGGCCATTCTTCCATCATTTTATACCCATCAAGAATTCGTTCTTTGCGGTCCGTGTGTGATCGGCAAAGACACCAGTCGTCACTACCGTACGCGTAATAGTCCCCGGGGTCTGTACACCTCTGATCGTCGTACATAGGTGCTCTGCCTCCAGTACAACCATGACACCTGCAGGCTCTAGCTCCTCGTCAAGGAAGTCTGCAACCTGTTGGGTGAGCTCTTCTTGGACTTGGAGACGCTTTGCAAAATGGTGTACAACGCGGGCGAACTTAGAGAGACCTGCAATTCTTCCTCCTGGAATGTAACCGATCCAGGCGTAACCGACAAACGGTACAACGTGATGGTTGCACACTGAGGAGAACGGAATTCGATTGACGACGACCATTTGATCAACACCAGAAGGGAACACCTTCCACTTCATACAGGAGCCATCGCAGTCCTTGCACTTCGTCAGTTCGTCCAACATGGCAATGAATCGCTTTGGTGTGTCTTTACCATGCTCCGTTGAGACGTCGAGGCCTGCATGGTTACTGAGAACGCCTAGGGCGGAACCGTACCAGAGATCATTCTCCGGACGTGGCTCACCAATGCCGAAGGTAAGCTTCTTACCTGACAACGTTGTCAACTCTTCGTGCGTCATCCGACTCCTTACTTCTTGCCATTGGCCTTAGCAGAATGGTTCTTTACAATCTTAACTGAACCTGTTTTTCCGCCTTTGCCCTTAGTGACAGTTGAGACCACACGTACGGGCTTACCTGCAAGGGTAGCCTTTGACTTGACCGTTCTGTTCTTACCAAAACCAAACACTACTTGCCCCTTACGTCTTTCCAGAGGAGGATGTGCGTACGGTACGTGAGACCATAACCTCGTTCGGTAGCACCATCAACGAGCGTCTTGGCGATTTCCATATTCTTCTCCGCCGTTACGCCCTCGGGCATGACCATCACGCGGTGAGGATCGACGCCTGAAATGTCCACGATCTCATCGATCTCGGCGAAGTCGGACGGATCACGCATAACGAACTTGAACCAAGCACGGTCGTTGCTGCCGAAGAACTTCAGCGCGTCAGGCTTTCGGCGGAGGGCAAGACGGTTACCGGAGTGCTCCAGCTTGGGTGAGACGTTGTACTGGCTGACTAGCGCATCCAGAGTGGGAGGCGGAATCAGCGTGCCAGCCGTCTCGATGTGGATCATGTTGTCGTAGTCTACGAGCTGCGACGCCAGCCGTACAAGTTCCCTTCCCTGCATCAAAGGCTCACCACCCGAGACGACAATCATAGTCGGACGTTGCTTGATATCCCAAAGACGATACAGCGCCTGGAAGATCTCATCGGCTGACATCTCTTTAAGGTTCTCGGCCAAGGGGAAGACATCATGTCCAGGCAGCTGCGCCGAGACGGGAATCTCCAGCTTCGCCGCCTTGTGCTCCGTGAAGGCCCAGGTGTAGGCAGTGTCGCACCAGCTGCATTCCAGGTTGCAGTTAGCAACACGGACGAAGAGGCAGTGCCGACCTGCAGCAGCTCCCTCGCCCTGAATAGTCGGACCGAAGATTTCGTTGATCTTAAGCATCAGATTGAACCCCTAATCATGCTAGCGCCAAAACTATTCCAGTGATACTTTACTTCTGCACCATTCGTTTGTGTCTCGTCGATACAACAGATCACATCGCAACGGTAGTTGCCACAAGCCCACTCGGCAATCCACTTAGCAAGGTTCTCAGTGGTGGGATCTCCCGGAACGGTAACGAGTCCTGGCAACGTACCTTCAACACCGTTAACGCCCTTGTTACGGTCGATAAGTGTAACAGCCCAGGGATCCTCCTCGTTCAGAATTAGGTGGTGATCATACTTGCCATCGATGTGATCGCGGAACATCTTCTTCATGTCGCCGTACTCCATCGGTTGGTTGGCCGAATTGACAGCCATACCATCTGCTCCCTGCTCAACCAGAAACAGGAGTTCCACCTGCATACCGTGCCCGTGAATCTTGTAACACTTGGAACTCTCAGGTGCCAGAGACAGCCTGTGTGCTATCTCCATGTTGTGCGAAATCTTCAGCCGCATTCTTTTTCTCCTGGATAGAGAAGCAGTCAAGTCCCTGTGGTGATTTGTAGTGCTAAGGGGGCCCCCGCCCGGCTCAAACAAACAGGGGCCCCGGTCATCTTAGCAACCGTTGGGTGGAACTCCCGGGATACAGTTCTCCCGCCAACCGATACTGGCGATGGTGTGGTACGCGTTGTTACCGTTGTAGCCCATCGGAACCTGGCGCAGGTCGGAGTAGCCCGTTAGCCAGTTTGCATTGACGCTAGTGACGCCCGTGCTCGAGTTGCAGTTCAGACCGTTGTAGAAACTGACTGAGTCCTGCTGACCGTAGGCGCCGCTTCCGTTCACGACGAGCGATGCAGAGTTGTCCCACACCTGAGTTCCGTTAGGCCAGTAAGCGGCCGGCTGAGTCAGATTGATACACCCGGCGTTCCAGTGGAAGAGGTTGTAAAACGAGGACTTCCACCCCGGGTTGGCATCTCCAGCGGGAGCGCCGTAGCTCAGCCACTGGTACAGACAGATAGTGTCATCCGGACAGTTGTGCCAAGAGGCTGCCGAGGCCGGTGCAGCGAAGCCGAAGATTGCCAAAGACAGCGCCGCAAGACCTGTCCCTAGCTTGTGCCATAACTTCATGTTACTTCTCCTTACCTACTGGCGATCGCTTGCCGCCAGAAACTAGTGTCCTCATACTGCGTGTTGTCGAAGATGCCCATGTCTGAAGCCTTCTCGCCATAGAGCGCGCGTGCTGCATCATGAATGGCCTCAAGACGTTCTACGCAGGTACCACACTTGCCGCAGTGCTTCTCGCCACCCTTGTAGCAGCTCCACGTGTCCTCGAAGGGGACCTCGAGCTCGAAGGCACGCTTAGCGATGTCTGTCTTCGACTTGTAGAGGAAGGGCGCGCGAACGATTCCGCCTTCATCTTCCTTGACCCCGTGACCGCCCTGTTCCCAGGCAGCAAAGCCTTCGTTCCCTTCCCAAAGGGCTTTGGCTACGGCGTAGATGAATGAGGGGCGACAGTCGGGATATACAGCGTGGTCGCCAGCGTGTACACCTGTAGCGACGAACTTGTAGTTGTTGTTGACGGCAACACCTGCAGCGATGGACAGCATGATCATGTTACGGTTAGGAACGACCGTCTGCTTCATGTTGTCTTCGGCGTAGTGGCCCTCAGGTACGTCGATCACCGGTTCGGAAGAGCCTTCGTTGGCGAAGGTAGGATTTCCTACCTTGTCCACGTGCTGCGAGGTTAGGGCCGAGTTACTGATCAGATGCGTGAGTCCCGTGAGGTCGACGATGTCGTGCTGCAGGCCCAGCTTGAAAGCTGTGTTGCCTGCGAAGATCAGTTCCTTAGCGTGACGCTGGCCGTAGTTGAAACTGATCAGGTGCGGTTCGTGTCCTTGAATGATGAGTTCGTACACGAGCGTGGTAGAGTCGAGCCCTCCACTGAAGATCGCTACACAATCAGACTGCATGGTAGAAGAACCCTCTCCCCTGTTTGTTGATCGATATAAGCCCACGTTGTTCCAAGGTTGCAAAGATTGCGTCTGCTTCTCTAGCTGTCAAGTGATAGTTACGCATCAGTCTGCTTCGACTAATACCGGGTGAGTGTTTGATCTTTTCCATTACAGTCTCGAGCTGGTTCTCTGCGACACTCTTGCCTACGCCATTGACTACGTCGATAGCGTACTCACGCCACCCTTGTGCATACTTGATTGCTAGCAGTACGTCATCTACGCCGACCTCTACTTCATCTTGCAGCTTCCTACAAGCAGCTAGCAGCACTGCTACGCGGAGCGTTGACTTAGCAAGGCGGTCGAACAGAGGCGTCATCAGCTCGGGACGTTCTGTCTTTAGTCCTGCATCAAGCATCTGCCTTTCGAATGCGTTGTAGCGATCCCATGCTTCAGGTGTCAGAACCGCATCCGTCTTTCGCTGACCTGGAATCCGTACATCGTTCTGGAGCACCGTCATCGTTGGTGCATGGTAGAAGTTGTACAGTTCAGTCATCTGATCTATAAGCGCTTCGCGGCCGGATGTATCTAGCTCGGTTGGTGGGCCAAGTGGTTTAACCCTTGACGCATCTGATTCTGCAGTGAGGAAGAGAAAACGAGGGATGAACCCTGAACTGATGTGATCGAATTTGAGGAGTTGTTGCACACGCGTTCGAATACCTCCAGCAAACACAATAAGGACAGGATCGCGAACCTCAATTGTTTCTTTGCGGAGCATTCGCTTCTGCAGTTTACCATCGTATAGTTTAGTAAGAGTCTCTGCCATTCCTGCATAGTAGTCCTTCTTCGTGATCTGCTCGAGTAGACCGCTGAACTCGTCGCGTAGGAACATGGAAGGCTTACCAGGCCGAGTGGATAGGCCCTGCATCAAGCCTTCGATGGAACCATCTGTTGCCATCACGATGTCACTGTCGACTTCAATGAGCAAGTCTGTTGCAATATCCATGGCTGTCGACTTACGTGTCAGCGTAGTGTCAGCAAGGATCATGAACCACAAGTTGGGGACAATGCGTCCAAAAGCAGTAGGAAGAGAAACGTTCCCAGCAAGCAAGCTGCTAAGAATAATAAAAGCACCGCCCTGGTGGTACTGAGTCGCTGCATCACCCAGACCAGAAGCCCAATCGATGTAATCTTCAACGAATGTGCGAACGTTTGCGACTTGTTCATATTCTTCATCCGTGAGTAGTTTGTCCTGAATGGGCGAGACAACGTCGTGTTGGTGTATGTGCTTATCATGTTGTGCCGATGCCCTGCAAACATCCGACCAAACGTACTCACTGCCTAAACCATCACGGGCAAACTTGTTACACCTGGCATCCAGTGCGACTCTAAGTACCTGTTCACGCGTCATACCAGCTTCGAAGCAGTACAGCTCAAGCTTGTAAAGCGCTGCAGACCAATCTCCCGTTGGTACATCATCGTGCAACGAGAAGGCAATAGTCGGCAGCCTCGCTCTGAAGCTGTCCATGACTTCACGCCCTGTGGAGCTTGGTATGTTTTCAGGGTACGGCAGTGCAGAGTGACTAGTACCAACTACCTTTGGCCAATGTGCAAACTCATCTACACGGTACCAAGACATTGCCGATTCGAGCAGCGTAACAACCACTGCTTCGCCCGCATCGGTATCAATGTACTTGTAGTTCCTAGTTAATGGTACCCGGAGGAGTTGCGTTAGATCCCAACCCGACCTATCAGCACCTTGCTCAGCATAAGCGTACGCTAGGCGCTTACTGATGTCTTCGACGTCAATCGGGTCCAACGTTAAATCGTCCAAGCACCACAGGGCCTGAAAGCGTCCCGGCGACGTTTCCCAAGACAGTGTCGGTAATGGTTCTATACTATCAGGGCGGCACTCATCGAGATCGGCCCAGACAGTCGGACAAATTTCTACGTTATCACCTGTGCGTTGCTTTGACTTGAATGTGTGGGGGCAAAAGTATACGTCGTGTTCACCATGTACGATGTCGTTGTTTACTGCGTCGACCATTACGTCGAACTGATCTGGCAGGTGATACCAGTATTCAGTCATACGCTTGGCGGCGCTACGCGTGAGCGTGGTAATACAGAACCATCCACTAGCATGGCTTAGTGCAGATCTAAAGAAGCCTCTCCGAACATCGTCGGGTGAACCACCAAGTTCCATGTCACCCCCAATCTAGTGTGAAACGAAGGCCGTCCCTGTACAATTTTGGTCGAGGTTCTTCTAAGGTGATGAGCAGTCGACCTTATTCACCTAAAGTACAGGGACGGCCTTCGCGCTTGTGGTTGTTACGGGAGGAGCGAGTCCGCGCTACTTGCGTTCATAGCCTGTGAGCTCTTGTCGGGGAAGTAGCCCTTCACCTGCAGGCGAGCCTCGTAAGTCTTGGTCTCGCCCGACACCTTGTCGACGACAGTGTTGGACTTACCCATGCCGAGCTTGACGATCAGCGTCTTGCCCTGCAACTCACGCGGGGGAACGATCTTCACGCTGCCCTGTGCAACGGGGTACCCAAGGGCCTTGACAGCCTGCACGTAGGTGTACATGGCACCTTCCCAGAGGCACCAGTAGTCACCGAAGATCTGTGCGCCCTTGTGCTGCCCATCCTGGACCTTGTAGGTCACGTTGTACATGGGCTTGCCGAAGTTCTTTTCAGACTTCGATCGCTGTACCTGAATCTTGAAGATCGCCACGCGGTACTTACCGACGACGAGATCTGGGAACGACTCAGCTTCAGCTTCCTGGGCTGAGAGGTTGACGCGAAGGTCGGAGAGGTCGATCTCTTCCATGCCGCTCTCGTTGTCCCACTCGTCGTTGCTGGGACCGCCTGCACCGTCAGGAAGCAGATCGGCGTCGTCGCCCCAGCCGGTCTCGGCGTCGTCGGTCACAGTCTCAGGCTCCTGGAAAGTAGCAACAGGAATAGATGACACAGCTTCGACAGTTCCTTCCAGCTTCTCTTCGGTGTCCATATTGTCGCTCATTTCTTCGCTCCGTAGATCGTGTTGTAGATGCTCTTCATAGTGATGTCCTGGATGATGGGGGGCAGTTTGTCCGAGCGGTCTTTTGCGATGATGAGCTCGCTCGCGGAGCTCAGCAGCAGACGCTTCTCGATATTAGGCTTGGGCTTCTCGGGAGTTGCAGTCGGATCAGCTACCTCCTTAACGTACATGTAAAGGACCACATCGAAGAAGCCGGCGATCTGTCGTGCCAGCTTGCCAGGCAGATCAGGACTCTTCGATACCTTACCAGTCATTTCGTTCTGCTGGTCCTTGACGTGGAGAGTCATCAGGAAGTTCAGCGGTAGGTCACGGAAGCCACGAACCATGTGCCTGAAGTGATCCTGGGTAATTCCCCACTCACGGAAGCTGGGAACTGCTTCGTCCCTGACCTCGCCCTTGTCAGCAGCAATCTTGGCCGCCTGCGCCATGACTGATGCCTGGTCGTACTTCTGTGCCTCGGTACCCGTATCGAGAATCACCGTCTGAAAGCCGTGATCCATACCAGACGCGAGATCCCTCTGAACGTCTACAATCTGCTTCCATGTAGTGATGGGCACACGCTCAACACCTGGATACAGATCCTTCGCCGACAGCGCGCCGCCATCAACGTCGAGAAGAAGTACCCTACGCATCTGCGGCACGGCATCAGCTGATGCACAAAGACGCGTCTTACCAACACCCGGCAAGCCGTAGATGATGGCATTGATTCTAGGAGCCAGATCACCGAGCTTCTGAATCCTAATCCCACCCAAGGAGGTAGGAGTTAGATTCGTGATTGCACCTGTCATCCGAAGCTCACATTGGGATTACCCAGACGGGTACGGGCTCGCTCCTCGTAGAACTTGACTTCATCTTCCATCGCGTCAGCTACAGCCTTCCAGTACTCTTCCTGAGTGAAGAGGTCCTTTTCGACTAGGAGCTTAACTAACGCGCTGTGCTGTACGAGAGCGTTGTTAACGCCTACACGGAGGTGCTTCGGCTGCGTAGCTGACTGCGTGTCAGTGTAGTTCATCTCGAACGCAACGCCTGACTGCAGGGCATGCAACGCTCGGAGGTAGCGTTCCTCGTCCGCCGAAGGCTCTTCGGGTGTCACCCACTCAGCCATTTGCACCGCCGTTGATGTAGGCTTCGTACACCTTGGCCACTTCGATGATCTTTTCTGCCGCTTCGGCGAGTTCGTCGTCCTTTACACCGAAGGTGTTACTCTTCGTCGAGATTGCGCTGCTAACACACCAGGCTCGCAGCTCACGAGGGTCGTCGAAGACACGTGCCCTCTCACGCTCGATGAAGTGCTCATGATGTACATGCCGTTCGGCAGCAGGTGCGAGGTGCGACTGGCCGGCCTCCATGAATCCTTGTTCGCGTTCACCGAACTCGTCCCCTACACCCTCTTCGGGCCAGTTGTGTTCAGTCATTGTCATCCCTTCTGTGGTTTATCAGTGTTCGATTCAGCTGTCTCATAGTAGAGCTTCTCACGCTTCTCGAAGAGACTCTCTAGTGTGTACAGGTAGTCCTCGCCGCGATCCTTTGCTAGGCAAGGCTCCTTGAAAGCGCAGTTGCCGCAGCTAAAGCGGCCCGACGACTTATAGAGGCGGAGCGCAGGATTAGTAATCTCTTCCGCTTCCCAGGCAATTTGAATACCGGCAGCTTGGAGTTCGTGTTCGTTGCGGTGGATGGTGTGCCTCTTGTAGAAGCCATTGCTATTCTCTTTCAGGTACGCAAGGTACTCATCGTAGATACCTGCAAGGTAACCTGCTGGATCGTTCTCTTCAACGGTCTTCTTGTAGACTTCGTAGTCGTACGTGTTCTGCTTGTTCTGGCTGTACATAGCACCCTTGTACGGACGCTTCAGAGGCTCAGGCTCTTCGGCCATGGCCTTCTTCTGCTCGTGGTAGACGAAGCCGGCCACACCGATACCTAGAGTCCAGAGAGCCCAACAGTACGAAGTGATCTGATCATCGAACCAGAGGAAGTCATCTGGCGAACCTGGATCTCCGGTGGACAAGCGAGCAGCTGTCTTCCAGTCGAAGATCCAATACCGGCCGTAGATGTCCTGCGCCAGCATGTCGATGCGGCCACCGAACGTTACGGGTAGACCACTCCATATTGCACGCTTGCTGGGATCATCAAGTGCTATCTTCCAAGGGTGCAACTTACCGTCTTCACCATCAGGAAGACTGAGGCAGTAGCTTCGCCACTTCTTCCAGCAGCGCTCACACTTACACCAGATCGTCTTACCGTCTTCGTCCGCGATGGGGACTTCGAACTTGACTTCGACACCTACTGGTGTGTACGTTTCGTGATCCAGTTCAGCAGACTGCTTGAACATCTCTCGAAGCATTCCCTGACCCAGTTCGATACGTTCCTTGTAGTCACGTTCGATGACCTCGTCTTCTTCGAACTGTTGGATCTTACCGTCGCGGACACCCTGCTTGTACGCCGCCGACTGCTTGTAACATTCGACCTTGAAGACCTGTAGCGTTTCGATCTTTCGGATCTCGCGGTCGTTACCCCAGAAGTCTGGGTCGTACCAGTACTCACACGCCTTGTGATAAGCGATACCGAACTCTAGTGGCTTGGCAGTCGTAGTCGGATACCACATGTCCCGGAAGATCCAGGCCCAACGTCGCCGACACCCGCGGAAGCTTCTTCGTTCAGATACATGGATTGAATGAACTAGATTCTTTTCGATGTATTCGTTTATGTTCAATTTAATACCTCCCCTCACTTATCTATTATATAGACTTACAATTTAAAAAGCTAGATGTCAGTTTAATGCTCACTCACCGTAACACAGGCCGTTACTTCCGGCGTAGTGGTAGTCACCCTTGCAAGTACAGTCTGACTGCTTGTCATTCTGGCCCTGTGGTGCTTTGTCCTCTTCAATGGGGGCGGGGATGACCGTGATGCTCTCCGGTCCGGAAAGAACAAGGAATTCAGTTCCCGGTGCCCATTGACGGAGGGCAGCGCTGAGATTCCCGACCTCTTGTGCAGAGGCCTGCTGCGGAAGGAGCACCATGACGTGGTCGCCTGGTTGCACCTTGATGGCGATGGGATCCTTCGTAGGCCTAAGCTGCCCCAAATCAGGTACACTGAGGTTCATCCCAGTAGGAAGTTTGTGCTGCGACATTACGCTCCTGCCCTTCGATCGGCACGGAAGCCTAGACAGTACAAACGTGTCTGAGGCGTCTCGTCAGGGTTGAGTAGGTTCTTCGGGTGCTGGAACTGATGCGGGTGAGGCTTAGCACACACCTTACCGTCGACTACGTTCGTGCAAACGAGCCAACCGAACTTTGCCGACCGCGCTGGGTTGCACTGCAGGCCCTGTTCCTTGTGCATAGGGTTGGGCAGCTTCCACGGCGGATGGCATTCACACATCTTGGTCGGGTCAGCCCACATTGCGATGGCTTCCGCATTCGACATCTTGATTTCGTATTCGCCTTCTGCCGCCTGGCTGGGTACAGAGTGCATTACTGTACCTCCTCGTGCGGCTTCAACAAAGGTATCCGCTTCGGCGTTGTCTTCGAAACGAATCATTACGAACCTAGCCATTATTACCTCCTCGGGGCGCCGGCAGGATTCGAACCTGCGCTTTCCAACTTCCCTAGGTCCATCACGGGAGGCTCCCTAGCGGGAGCACGGCGCCTGCTCCTACCTACTGCAAGTTACCTGCCTCAGGAACATGCGGCTCAGCGTCTTCGCCTGTCTTCTCTTCTTCCTCGATGGGGAAGACTTCCAAGTTGCGTTCGTCGTTGTCGGGGTTGGGCTCACGTGAGTCACCCTTGTCGTCGACGATTTCGACCTTCCAAGTCTCTTCGAAGTTACTACTATCGATATCGTTGATTTTGAAGGATCCCTTCTCCAACTCCTTCACATCCAGTAGCGCTGCCTTGTCTTCGTTGTAGACGTCTTGGTCGCTGTAGTAACCGAGATCCTGCTCCTTGATATCGTACTCGACGACGCTAGTGTACGTGATTCGAATCATCGTGTAGTCTCCATCTCTTCAGCTTCTTCGACGGCTTCCCAGAAACGCTTGGGCAGTTCCTGATCATTGTCCAGCGGATAGAACTCATGCTCCTTGCCCCTGCAAGGGTCGGTAGACCTGTGTATGTGAATGACAGACTCGCCGTGTCCACCATACTTGTTACCAGGCTTCCGGCGTGCATTGGCCTGATCTCGCATGACTGCGAGATCGGTCACATGTGAATGGTAGTAATGATGCATCACTGATGTAGTCCTATCTGAAGTAGTTCCCATCCACATCCTACAATACAAGCCGCGATGATAAGCACACAAAAGATAACTAAGATTACCCCTGGCCAGTCGTTGTTGTTAGCCACTAGATGTATGCCCCCTCCGGGATTCTCTCCTCAACCTTGTCGCCAAGTAGCATCTTAATAAATCTCCAGGATGCTTCCAACTTGGTTAGCTTACCAAGGTCAACAGTGTTCTTGGCTACGATGTCAATTACCTGGACGGCTTCCTTCTGTCCAATACGGTGGAGTCTATCCTCGGCCTGCTTATTGATGGCAGGTGACCAGGATCGGTCGAGGAAGATAACGGTTGAGGCAGCGGTAAGCGTAATTCCAACACCTCCTGCCTGGATGGTACCCGCAAAAACCTGGAGATCACCCCTCTGAAAGGCAGCGACCAAGTTACCACGATCAGCTTGTCCTGTGTCACCAGTAAGAATCCCGTGCGAAATCTTCTTAGCGAATAGTCGCTTTTCGAGGAGGTTGATAACCTGCTTTGACTGACTGAATACAACGAATTGCTTTTCAGGGTTTGCATCAAGTATTTCCATCACTGCGTCGAGCTTGGAACTAGGATCGGTCAGTCTTACCTTACGTACGTCTACAATCTTCCACTGAGCTGGTCCAGCTGTTCCCGTAGCCCTACCGAGAGCAGCTGCCTGCTCTGCAGTGAACACCCTCTTTCGTTGTTTGTCCCAAACGATCTCAGCGTACGCACAGGCTAGTTGCTGCAACCGAATTAGCTTGACAACTGCCTGACTAGCAGCGAGTGGTTCGTCTTCGTGTTCGCCCACCCAGGTGAGCATTTCCTTCTTCATCTGATCATACACACGACGCTGCTGCGGACCCAGATCTACCTTAATCGTCGTATAGTACTTATCAGGCAGATCGTCAAGCACGTCCTCTTTCAGGCGCCTGACGTAGTAGGGCGCAATCTCTGTCAACAGCTCTTGTTCATGTGCAATGCCTATGATTACGCTGAAGGGTGCCTTGTGATCCTTTAGGCACTGCTCTCCGTTAGGCATCCTCGCTGGACAATCACCCCCAGCACTGTGTTGTACCGAGACGACATGGTGGTTGAAGAACCGGTGGTAGCTGGTGAATCGCTTAGGCTTAGCCCAATTAAGCAGTGACCAAAACTGTTGGGGCTTCGACGTACAAGGCGTACCGGTCAGCTGAGACAGGTACTGGTGTGGGATCTTCTTGGCCTTAGTTGTGACCTGTGCCTCGCGATTTCCTACGCGGTGGGCTTCGTCAGCGATAATGTGGAACCATTTGTGCTTGGCGAGCTCAGGAATGAGTCGCACGACATCCCAGTGCATGATGTAGACGTCGTGCGACCCCTTCTTGATGGCGTTCTCGAACGCTGCACGGTTCTTACGGTCAATGCAAATGGTCTTGAGTTCGGGCGCCCACGCAGCGAAATGATCTTCCCAGCTGGAGATGACGGACAGCGGACACAGCACAAGGGTCTTCTTGATGCCGAGTGTGAACTGCCTCCGTCCAACGTCTAGTGCGACAGCTTCTACGGTCTTGCCGAGGCCCATGTCATCGCCGATAATGACGGAGGGCTCACGTAGAAGCTTGTCGTAGGCTTCCCGCTGGAAGTCGAACAAATCGTCGAGTGTAGGCATATCTATCCTTTAGGCTCCTTCCACCACATCCATAGATGTGCCAGGCCTGTTAATGCTGGCAACGCAACAAGTATCGCTAGCAATAGAATGTACATTAGCTGATTCTTACCGCGAGACGCAGACCGGCAATAAACACTTCAAGGTTCGCCGGCTCACCGTTCACGTACAGGATGCCATTGCGTGCCTTGACCCGGACCCCCTTATCGTTCGAGGGCTCCACAGGGACTGATGTAGATTCGTCGCCGAGCACCTGCTTGACGTCTTGCATGAAGCTCGTTGCAGGGCCCATAACAACTTCGTCGCCGGGGGTACCTGGATCTCCGGCAATGATCGCGTCCGATTCTGCATCAGGGGTATCGTAACCGCTTTTGAGAGGCAGCTCCTCCTGCTTTGGCTTGCTGCCGTTATCGTTCCCAATCACCTTCCAGACACCCTGAGTGACCTTCTCGATAGGTAGACCGTACCGATCCGCCCTACGACCGCAAACGTTCGCCATCGTAGCCATGATCTGGTTGCGGTCGTACTTGCCCTTGAAGTGCTTCTCCAGCTCGTTGATCGTAACGTGCTTACCTGCTGGCTTGTCGAAAATGTAGGTAAGCACGTCGCTCTGCCTACCCCTATGGTAGCCTGTCTTCGCCATCTTCGTCTCCTCCGTCTGAAACCATTTCATCCGTTGTTGTGACATTGCTGATTCCAAAGTAGATGTCGGCCTTTGTGATATCTAGTACACGTCTGCCGCATTTACATTGTTCCGTATTCAGTTTGTCCGCGTGATTTCGTAGGGTATAGTACACCTTCTGCGGAGACATACCTCTACTGCGTGCATATTCGATTGGTGTCGCGTGTGTTGTTAGTTCGATCTTGTCAGCTAATTCATCGGCCTGAATCTGTTCCCATAGATCATCTATGCCCATAACGGGCTCCTACTTAGTCTAGGAAATCATCCTCGTGGCGAACTGAAGGCACCTCTTCGACGCGCTCTTTCCACTCCTGGTGGTTCTGCGGGCCGTAGGAGGTGTTGCTGTCCAACAGCGGAGTGACGCTCGAAGCGATAGCGACCTCTTCGGCTGCTACCGGGAACTCTCCGCCGACCAGACCAAGGACGAGCTCTTCCCAGCTACCCTTTGTGAATCCGAAGAGGCCACGCTCGCCCGTAACGTACCAAGTGTTGTTAGTCTTCAGGGCTGCGTACGTGTAGACCAGTCCGTCCTTGGTGAATTTCTTGTCGAACTGGAGGATCGTGCCGTTGGCGTAGGTGTCGTCGCCGTACTGATCGACGAGCTGCAGCTTCTTCTCGACGAGTTCCTTCTGCTGACGCTCAGCGAGTCGCTCCCGCAACTCCTGGTCGGCAAACTCTGTCGCGTTGTACATACTCATTGTTACCTCCACGTCTTTCGGGTTATAGCTGTAACTATAAAACTCTTTGAAGAGGGCTGCCTTGTCCATAAGCTTCTGGTCGAGGTAGTAGGTCAAGCTTTTAAGGCTGCCTGGATCGTTCGGATTGAGCTTGTGTATTCTGCCTTCGCACTGCTTCTCCGCCAGGTAGTATGCTTCATTCGCATACAACAGTCCTTCTGGACTAACGTAGTGATTGGCCATTGCATTCAGCCCCTGTGGTGGTTTGTAGTGCTACAGGTCCTGCGATTCTAACTAAGTCTAACAGCTCTGATCCTCGAGGCCTTAGTAGGCTGCGCAAGCGCTAAAGTCACGAGTTAGAACTATATTAGACTCAGTCTAATCGCGCGTCTATTAGCTACTCAGGCAGCAAGCTCTTCGGGTAGATGTGTACCGTAAGCTGCTCCCCCGAACGCAGCACGCCATACGCGTGTCGACCGACGAGATCCTTATCGACAATGTCAACTGATGCCGTGTCCATACGTAGTGCTTCCAGTGCGGTTGCCAGCGCCGCCACGAGGGTGTCAACGTCTCTGCGACCTTGATTTAGACCTCGTTGGTACTCTGCCTGTTGCAGCTTGCGTGAGGCCTCCACCATTTCGCGGTTGTGCTGCTTCCAGACTTTCCTGGTCATCGTGATGAACTTCTTCATCGCGCCCACCACGGCTTCCAGCCGAACACTACCCCCCAGGTGATTGAGCCCGCTACTAGTGCGGCGGTTACGGCTAGCTGAACTTTACGTGCTTTGCTCATCGACGGATTTCACCTCCCTCTCTCGTAGCAGCTTCGATAGCGTCGAACCGTAGTCGCATCTGCTCAGCGAGGGCAGCGTCGGGAGCGGCATACTGTCGCGGACGACGGTGCTCATCAGGCTCTGGAATAGAGTTGTCCGGATTGACTTGAACCGTCCAGTTGGTGTTAAACCATGAGCAGCGAGAGTTACGACAGTAGATCTTGTGAAGCTTAGCTCCGGGTGTGACGCCGTGGATTCGGTTTCCGGAGCTGTCTCGAGTTCCAACCTGTCTCGACTCCTTCGGCATGTGTTCGCCCGTAAGCCCACACTTAGGACACTGAATGGCGTCTGACCAGGTCGCGTTAGCCATCAGAATACCTTCCAACCCTTGCGCCAGTTCAGAAGGCGTTCCACCGTCACCTCAGGTCCTGCGCCGTCCCACTTGGGCGCGTGACGACGTTCAGGAATGCCATCGAACAAATCCCAGTATTGCAGCTTGTGGTGGTACAGAATCAGGCCACCTTGATCGTCGTGTAGTGCCTCAGCCAGCTCGATGCCTACAAGGAACATGCCTTCGAACATGGGACTATCGTCTGGATGATGCAGCTTCGTACGCCAAGCACGTCCAGGTCCTGAGTGAGCAAGAGCCAACGTCAACGCCATGCGGTGCATGTAGAGGTCTCGGAAGGAGTGATGACCGTCGGAGACATCCTTCATGCGAATCTCTTCGCCCGCTGGTACGCCGTCGAGGGCGAAGTGCTGAACGTGGTCAGCACACTCGCCACCGTCCCGGTCGCAGGGGAGCAGCATCATCGGGTTACCTTTTCTTCGTCGATCGGTACGTTGATATCATCAGTTGCGACGAGGAGATGGTTCTTCAGTTGATCTTTGAGCGCTTCTAGGTCACCGCTGCGAACGACCAGACTGATCACGTCGCCCACCCTGCGTCCCGCTTTAGGGGAGTTTGCTGGTGACAGGCCAGGATGATTGCCATCTTCGACCTCGACCCGCTTGATGACCAGGTTGGCCACGTAGTGAATCGTCTTCATTACGCTACCTTGTCTGCCTGGATGAGATCTTGTACCATGTCTTCGAGAGTCAACACGCGCTGATTCAGATCACGTACCTGCTGCTCGAGGGCCTTCTGGCCACCCTGTACAGGCTTCTTCAGCTTCTCGGCAGCCTCGAAGAACTCTTCCTCGGGCCGTCGAACCAGGCGCCACTTACTCATCGAGTTGCCGCCACCACGCTTGACCTGCTCGACGCAACTCATCTTCTTTAGAGCCTGCATTACAGTGGTGTAGTAGGGCGTAGCCATTCCTAGGCGGGCGAAGAGCTGCGTAGTGTGTCCAGTCCAGATCATGTAGCCCGAAGGGGCTTCGCCCTCGTTAACGTCCGCAATGGAGATGTCCACTTCTGGTTCGGCCTCCTTGAACATCTCATCGAAGACCGTAATGCAGTGGTCGTATAGCGCCTTCATCGGGCGATCGTCGGTATCAGTCACTGTTACTCCTTTCTAGTGCCTTGCGAAGCTCGGTAAGGAACTTCATCCGTCGTTCCTGTCTGCCCATGTTGTTCATGAACGACTCAATGTCGTCGACGTCAACAAGTTCCTCCTCCTGGTGTATCTGCAGTGTCTGCTTGCCCTCGTGTAGTTCAGGCTCAACCATCTCGAGAAGAAACTCGACTTCTTCCTCTTCGAAGTTGTCCACGATCAGTTCGAGCCTGTTGAACTTACCCGTCTTAATCACCTACCTCTATTATATATGAAGACCTTGTAAAACTCTAGTGGCAATTTTGTGCAATTGTATTACAGTCCACGCTGTTTACAAAAAGAGTATGGACAGCCGACCAGTGCAGTTTAGCTGTTGCCTGCTACTTACGCTGGTTTGTAAAACTGGCCATACCCTTTTTGCTTCCACGCCCACCTCGACTGATCTTGGCAGAGTCTTGGCGGGGGACGCGTCCTAGACAGGATTTGAACCTGCGTGCCCACCCTGAAGGCCGTAACGCTTACGGGTAAGGCTTAGTTACGTCAGCTCGTAGACCGCTTGAGCTACTAGGAACCACTTTCCAGCAGCAGACGCTTTGCGGATTACTAGACCAGAGCCTCGTGTGTGTTTACTCAAGGTTGCTCGTTCGTCTCAGCCGCTTGCTTGGAAACTTAAAACGGACTACCAGCCTCAACGGGGAAGTATAGCTGGTAGTCCGTCTTCCCGCAATGCAGGAAGTTTAAAGTGGGCTACTAGTAGCGTCAGGACAGAAATCTAGTAGCCCACCTTCCACTTTTTGTGGAAGCTTTCAGAGTAGTGCCCACTTGCGAACGTCTTCGCTGGCTCCGGTTGGTCCGCTCATCACGTGACCCCACCGAGTACTACGGTGTCGGTTAGCCTTGGGCGCAGACACTACCCCGCCTATTACTCGGCTTCCTCGACGGGCTCGGTCTCCGTCACAGCCTCCGCCTCGACGGGTGCAGGAGTCTCCGAGGCCTTCTCGGCAGCCTTGGCAGCCTTCTCAGCCTTCGCCTGCTTGCTCGCGGAGACCCGAGCGTCCTTCTCGTCCCACCACTTCAGCGCCTCGTCCAGCTTCAGGAGGTTGACTCGCGCCAGCGGCTTGAGGTTACCCTGATCGTCCTTGGGCGCCTCAGCCGTCGAGAAGACGTTGCCCTGGTGGTCCGCAACGTAGGTCGGAATCGGGTTCTTAGCCCCCGCCTTCGCGCTCTGGCTCAGCATCGAGTAGATGTACTGCGGCGGGATCGGGTTGCCCGGCGACTCGGCCGACTTGCTCGTGATCGGACCGTTCTTGTTGCTCTTACCCTGCGCCTCGAGGTGCTTGGTCAGCTCCTTGGCGAACTGCACCGGCGTGATGAGGCCCTCCGGCGGAGTGGGGCGAGCGGGCGCCTTCGGAGCCTTCTCCGGCTTGGCTCCCTCGCCAGCCGTCGCAGCAGCCTCCGGCGTTACAGTGTCCTCGGCCTCGTCGTCGAGCGCCTCAGGGGTGTCGATCTCGTCCAGCTCTTCGGTGCTTCCAACTGCCGCCGCCTCGTCGGCGGTCCAACCGTTCTCGGGGTCCACGACAGGCTCTTCGGTCTTGGTGTCGGTGTCGAATGGGTTACTCAACGCGTTCAGCTCCCTTGAAATTTTGCTGCGGTGTCTACTCACAGCTCCTCGTTTCATCAATCATATCACGGATCTTGGTGTGAATCACTACCGTCAACGAAGTTTTTTCTTATACAGTTTTTACTCACCAGTAAGGTCTCTGAGCGGGGGACCCTTCCTTTGGCTAAAAGCTCCACGGGGGCTGTTGACTACGCGGTTGGGGCCTGCGTGAGTAGGATCCTGAAAGCTTCAGACAGGGAAGCTGCGTCGACGTTGCCAGAGGGCAAATGCGGAACGAGCGCGGCCGAGAGGTCGCTAGCCAGCTGCGTCTCGTCGACATCGGGTCGAGCAGCTAGTGTCTGAAGCAGCGATACAGCTGAGTTCGTGTTACCAGCAGCGGTCATAGCTGCTTGCATTACCTGCCACGCGTGGATGCGCTTGCCGTCCGGTCCTGGAATCTGCTGGGCGTCCCAGACTGCGTCTGAGAGCGGGTTGTGGTTACCGCCAAGTGCGTCAGGGAAGTTGGTGTCAGTCGTCAGCTGCTTGACTACCTCAGCAGCAACCATCTTTGCGTCGTCAGGTGTCACGATGTCCTCCTGTAGTCCCCACTGACCGTAGTCAGCCTTCATAGCTGTGTCAAGATCGAGATCTGCTCCGTCAAGCAATACACCATTGGCACGCTGGCGAATGTGTGCACCGGGATGCCACTTCGTGGTACCGTTAACCTTTGACCACGCATAGGTCTGCCAGAGCCATTTAGCACTTCCAGCATTGTAGACGTGGTTGATAGTGAAGTAACCGCCATAGATGCCTACGCGGTTACGTCCAATGACGGATGCTGCACCATCGCACGCTTGGTCGATCTCTTGCCAATCACTTGCATCGGCATTCCAATCGACGCTGAAGTAGATTGGGCGGTCCTTGGGCATTCCTAGGTTACGGAAGTGTGTCTCCGCTTGTTGTGCCCAACTCTTGCCTGCGTCAAACCCGCGGAAGCCTCCTGCTGCACCCTCAGCGTTGGCGACAACAGCTATGCCAGCTGCTTGTAGCGCCCGAAGCTCCGCTGCGGTGATCTGCTTACCCTCTGACCCCGGCCCACCGTATCGGCAGGCGAACTTCTTACCCGCTGTGACAAGCGCCGAAATGCTAGGCTTGGCCCAGGCGTAGTCCACTCCTTCAACGGTCATCCGGTTACCTCCCTCCTAGTTTTTGCTTGTGATTTAATTATATATGGGATTATTTGGAGAAGCTAGGCCCAAAAAATGATCGTCAATCACGCACTTCTAGGAGGCCTGCGGTCACCAGACTTGCTAGGGCTGCTAGTACTGACGCATCACGCGTAGCGAACCTGTCGTACATCCGGCTGTTAGCGACAGCATTGGTAATGCGCCGATCATCTAATGCGCGAAATTCGCCTACGGTGCTACTATCGCCACGTTGCTTGGCCCTTTCAATGTATGAATGCTCCAGGTCCCTAGCGAAAGCGTAGCTCTCATGTCCCATGTCACGCCAGGTAATCATGTTCTCCGTGAGCTTGTCGATCTTGGCTCGCTCGATGAACATAGCATTCCTTTCTTATATAGCTACCGGCGCGGCTGGCGAGACTTGGTCGTCCGCACTCGACGCGGGCCACCCCGCTTACGGAACTTAACGCCTGCGTTGAAGAGGATAGTATGCATCCCCGTGTAGCTGTAGTCGAACTCCCTAGCCACCTCACGAATAGACTTGCCGGCATTGTACGCTTTGGTCATCTTCAGGATACGATCCCACGTCAACTCAGGATGCTTCACTGCTACTTGCTTTGTTGCCATTTTTCCTCCTTGGTCTCGTCGGCACGGTCCTTAACCGTGAACCTGTACGTCTCCCGACGATCAGGTTTCGACCTTCAGTTGCAGTAAAGCCCTTCGTGCGAACTGCCATCGCAATCGATTGCACACTCTTCCTCTGCGAACTGACTCTTCCAACAGTCGGGATGCGTACCCGTCATGAGCTGCTCACGTTGTGGTGCATCGAGATCGGACAGCAGGTCCTGGATGCGGCCTTCTTTCTTCTGCCACCTGTCGTAGCGTGTTACTTGGTCCTCAGTGAGCTCGACGATACCTACCTCGTCGCAGATTGTACATTTGGGCGTGGGTTGGGCGAAGTTCATTTTTGTCCCCTGAAAGGCTCGTCACGGAGGATGGTAATACTATTCGCACGCAGCTTGTCTGCACACTTATCAGGGCAGACAGCTAGGGTGTCTGCTCCTAGCGTATTCGCTAACACCCCGTCGTCACCCAGGACGCGCGCTACCGCCTCAGGGTCGAATTCGTAGATGCTTTCGATCAGTTGTAGTTCGGGTACCTCTTCCCCGCAGAGTGCACAACGCATTACCTATACCGCCTTTGGTCCTGTAGAAGTAGGAGTAGACAGGTGATGAACCCTACTAGGCAGCCCCCGAAAAACACAAGTCCCAGTTCGAACCAAGACATTACTGCCGCCAGTTGTTAGCCGGCGCGTTGTCGGGGTCGAACCAGTAGCGCACGTCGACCTTGAGGGCACCCTGACCGTTCAGAACGACGGTCACACGAATCTCGCCATCACCCCACTCGAGGGCCTTGTACAGCTTGACGCCGAACTTGTCCTGCGCCTTCTTCCAGTGCGTAGCCGAAGCGTTGATGTCCTTGAGGAACTGCATGCCGTTACCGCTGTCGATCAGTTCGTCAAGTGGCGTCTCACCACTCCGTTCAGCAGCCTCTTCGCCGACGACTGCAGCCTGCCAAATGTCCGTGAAGCACCCCTGCAGGAAGTCCAGTGTCTCCTCGGTCAAATCGAGATGAGCGCCCTTGCCTGGTCTGAGCTCTCCCATTGCCTTCTCCTTACTTGGCGATCAGTTGCCATTCCCAGAATGCCCTACACGACTCGTAGGAGTTGTTCTCTTTGACGCAGTACATGTCCGACTGGTCGAGTGTCATCCAGCCGTTCTCGTCCGGCTCAGGCAGACCATCAGTCGGGAACACGATGGTGCCCTCGACATCCAGCACCTGCTCGTGTGCACTGCACCAACCGCGAACCTGCATTTTAGCTTCCTCTCTGGTCGCCTCTGCATTTGTGCTGCCCTGTGGTGATTTGTTTACGCACCGACGGGAAGGAATACATTGTGTTACGGGTTCTTAGGCGGCGTAGTCCTTAGCCACTCGTTGTTATGGCACTCTTCGTACACAGGCTTGTGATGCACGGTACGCGTGCGACTCTTGCCGTCCTGACACTGTGACTTAGGCGTAACAGGTGTGTCTTTGTTGCAGCCCTTAGCACCTGTAGTCAGCACTAGTGCGCTTACCAGTACTACGATCGTGACTCGCTTCTTCACCTTGCCTCCCTAGTAGTGGTGAGGGTTACGTATAGCTTTCGCACGCGCGTCGTCGCGGTTTAACGCTGATACGCGTCTTGGCAGTACGGATACCAACCCACAAGCTACCGACAGTACACCTGGCGGGAATCGAACCCACGCTTCCAACTTACCCTGCAAGTAGGTGGATCCGTTCCGTGTGTCGGTCACGGCCCAGATCACAGGTGTCCCCCTAGCTCCATACGCCCGCCCAAGGCGCAAACTAGGATATAAAGCTACTTGGCGACGTGCTCGCCACGCACACAGAGGTGGCTGTGATTCTCGTTGTAGCGGCGCATCTTGCCCGTGCAGCCGACGGTTGCGTTGTGCCGTTCGCGCGACGCCTGCCCAACCTTGCGATCATCCTTGGCCTTGCGGCTCCTGTTCCAGCTGTCCGCACGGGTCTGCTTGCGCTTGGCGTTACCAACCCGCTTGGGCAGCTTCTTGGCAATCTTCTGTGCCGGCATAGCTTCCTCCTCTGTCGTTACTACGTGCCCCTGGCAGGATTCGAACCTGCATACACCCGTTACAGTGCCCGCGGGTAGGGTGCTCTTCCAATTGAGCTACAGGGACGTGCGGCCGCTTAGGGCGGCCAGTCCTGTTACTCAGCTCACGTCATCGACCTCGGAGTCACGCTCGACCAACTCGTTGGCGTCGTTGTTGAACTGCTCGTTGTCGTCCTCCTGCGGGAACTCCACCTCGACCAGGTCGTCGTCATCGACGATGCCCTCGAGCGGGTCCTGCTCCTCGACGGCGTTGGTCGGTCGACCCACGTGCTTGGCGACAAACTTCGCGGCGTACAGCGTAACCGTCTCCTCGTCGAAGCGCATCTTCGCGCCAGACGCGTACTTCACGCCGTCGATGCGGCCGTTGTGAGCGTCGTTGTACACGGCGTGCGCGGTGACCTCGACGTCGACACCCAGCTGCTTGAAGGTGTCGTTGATGACCTTCGCAATGCCATACCCAGTGTAGCCTTCGGTTTCGTCGGTGACTTCGACCGTCTCGGCCAGCTTGACGATGCGGTCAACGTTGATGGACATGATTACTCCCTTTCTCCTTGACAACTCCTGTAGTTGCCAGGCCGGTCCCCAATCGTACAGATCTCCACAGGGACTATGTTGATTGGGGGCCAGCCAAACCCTACAGGTACTTGGACGAGAAGCAGTGGGTGATGTCGACGTACCTCTCGTGGTGGTTGGCTTTGCGGCCGATGCTGTACAGGTCGCTAGTCTCCCAGCGGGTGCTAAACTTGCCATACTTGTCCGACGGACGCGTCTTGGGCTGCTTGGTGTGCTTCTTCCGAAGAACCCAGGCGTCGTACTTTTCCTTGGTGTCGAGCTTCACGTTTACACCCTCCTTGCTGCATGCTTTTTGCTGTGTGATTTAATTATATATGGGATAACTTAGCAAATCTAGTGTGGATCTTTGGAATTTTTGGGTCAATTTTTACTCGTCTGGATCGTAGTAGCCAGCCTTCTCGCGATCGATCTCCTTCCAGTCCGGAGTGAAGCCGTGAACCTCCACGAACTCCTGCTCGTACGTCTTTGGCTCCTCCAAACGGTGGTCGAAGTAGGTCAATCCGTGCTTCTCGACGCCCGCTCCACGCCACTTGTAGGGCGGCAGCTCTTGCCCGTTGACGATCCTTTGCGCGCTTGGCAGGTCCTCGGCGTTCGGGTAGATCACCGACCATCCCGTGCCAAAGCGCGCTATGATTTGGTCACGTGCGCCCTCATAGGTGTCTTCCACGATGCAGTAGCGGTGCAGCAATCGAACGTTAGTCACAGGGTCCCGGTGGTCGTACCCGAAGGTGACATACCAGTGTTGCACCACCTGCTCGACGGGTGCCGTTGCTACGACCTTCTCGCAGTCCTGGTGAGGCGTCTCGATGTGGGGATCGTAGTCCTCTTCTTCCATCAGGCGGCGGTTGGCCTGCTCTTCCTCGTAGTCACGTTCGTCGTTGTTGTTCATGAATGGCGCCCTTTCCCCTTCTTGTTCTTTGGCGGCCGAGGCTTCTTGCTGTCGTTGCCCTTAGGCATTGCTGCCTGCGTCGCCTTTGCTATTAGCCACTCCAAGATCTTACTCATCGACGATCACTCGAAGGTCGTCGAACTCGCAGTTGCATTCCTCGTGCAGATACTTACGCATTTCCTGCGGAATACTAAGCTCCTTCGTCTTGCCCTCGAGGAAGTCTGCGTACTGAACGGGTCCGAGGTAGTGAATGGTCCGCTGGTATGGGTTCTTAGTAGACCACCGCAGGAACTGGTGGTTGATACAGGTTAGCGTGACGCGTGCGGGTGCGTTCTCTTCGCCTTCACGCATCGGCCCGTCGTAGTTCATGAACGTGAACTCACTTACGAGAACGAGCTTCATCCTTTGCCTCCATAACCTTCAGCACAGCCTGTGCGGTCTCTAGGAGCTTCTCCCACGCCTCACGCGTACGAAGCGCGGTGGCATTGCTGGCGCTCTTACGAACCCTCACGACCTCTTCACGCACGTAGGACGTACTCTGGTCGCTAAGATACTCACGATACCTCTTCAGGTTCATTTCAACACCTTCAGCTGCCCGTTCTCGAGGTCGTCGACGTAGTTCATCGTCGTTGCAATCTGTCCACCACGTGCGAGTGCCGTGAGGTAGTTGTATACGCGAATCGCTACATCTTTGAGATCGTCGTTGCGATTGGAAGCCTCCACGTAGTAGAGACGTAGCGCTTCGAGTTTGTACTTCGTCGATTCACCCTTCAGCGACAGGCGAAACTTCTGCCACTCAGGATCCGCAACTGCCTTAGCTACATCCTCCTTGTAGCTCACCGCAACCGTCCATATTCTGCCGTTCCCATTGCGAACGTGCCGAACGTCTGCTTGACCTCGATCTTCATCGAGCCCATGCCTTGTGTGCGCTCCTTCTCGAACATCACTCGAGCGATGGCGTCCTGAACTTCCTGCTCCGTCAGCGGCGGACACACACTAGCTGCAATGTCGATCTCGAATGTCTGGACCATTACATCTTCCTTACGAGCGTAGAGTGCTGCAACGAAAGGTGGTGAATCATGATGCGCGTGCGATCGATAGCATCGGTCAGGAAGTTTTCGTCCTCTTCGCAGTAGTCAGGGTGGCCGTCGTACCGCGAACGCTTGTCGTGCTCCAACCTCTCCAGGTAATCCTCGAGATTCGAGAATACGATCTGCGCGTTCATTGTGTTGTGCACGACGATCGTCAGCGGCGACGTGATATCGTCCTGCCGCTGAGAGTACGTCATCTGTCGCGACGGTTGGAAGGTGTGTTGCTGCGGAACGTACTGCTTACCGAACCTGTCCCAGAATGGCATCTTTTCTCCTTACACGAACACAGGCACGATGGAGAACACTACCGCAGACGATGCGATAACGATGGTACCGAGCATGACAAACTTCTGCTCGAACCACGACGTCTCTAGCGAAGGCGTTACAGCCTTTTGCGCAGGCTTCGGAAACGAATCCGTGTAGCCCATAATGATTGGTACGTTCATGTGCCTACCTTTCTGCTAGACAACAACGCATTCACGACACTGAATGTCCTGAACGCGAAGCAATCCGTCAGACGCGTGCACCGTTCCAGTAGTTCTCACAGAGGACCTCGTTGCAGCGGCCAATGCCGTACTGCATGTTCTCTTCGTGTCCGCAGGTCGTACCGCTCTTGACGATCTCGAACTGCACGTCGTGCTTGTACGGATCTTCTTCGCTCGTGCAGTACAAGTTGCCTTCGTCAAGCTGAACGTACGACGCGCGCTCCGTGTCTTCGTCGACGTACTTGTTGTTCTCGTTCTTGTACGCTGTCGTCGCTTCCAGCAGGTAAACAGTTGCTTCAGGATGCGTCTTACATACGGCCTTGATCAGCATGATACGACTCCGATCCGTAGCAGTTTTTGCTGTTTTCTTTTATTATACATTGGAATCTTTGGCAAATCTAGTGGGGATCTTTAGGCATTTTGGCCAAATTTTTACCAGTCACCATCCGCATAGAACGTCTCAGGGTGGTAAGCCACCTCTTCCTCGTGAACAGCTTTTTCAAGTGCCTTGAACTTCTCTTCTTCGCGTAGAATGTCTAGCGACTGCAAGTCGACACCAATCCAGTAGCAAAGTTCGTCGGGACAACCGTCGGGGTACTTGATGTTGCCTTCAGCGTCAACGATGAACCCACCGTGTCGAGTCTTAACGACGTACATGCCTGCATCGTTCGGACCGTAGACTTCGACGTTCTCTTCACCGAAGCCGTCGACTAGCATCTTCTTCACAGCTACTTGTCGTGCCATCTAGGTTACCTCTCTTTGTGGCATTTCTTTGCTGGAACGGGATAGGTAGTGCTCTTGAGGTTCCAACAGCGTTCACCTACCCTTGCGTCGCACTTAGGGCACACACGAGTCAGCGGCGAACGCGTCTTTGGCCCGTAGTGGGCGTGCCCCTTCATCATGCTACAAAGCTCCACAGGGACTGAATGGTCCGCGTCAGCATCTCAAAAACAAATCGTGTCTCGTCGAACGGCCGCAGGAAGGTAGGCGTTACGTACTTGAGGCTCGAGTGGTTCTGTCGCCAAGTGCCTCCCTGGTACGTACAAAACTTACACCCGCAGTACCGGAACAGTCCGTGCTTAGCCTGGAAGGCTCGAATGATGCCGAAGTGCTGCTTACGATGACGATGCATTTTAGAACTCTCCGTCGTTGTTGTTGTTGTTGTTGTGGGTAGCGTGGGCGAAGAAGTAGCCGCACCAGAAGTGGGCAAAGCTTTTGTCCTCGTCCGACAAATTGCTATCGTAAATGACTTTCTGGAACTGTGCAGTTGCGGGTCCATCGTGTGGGTTGAACCTGCCGATCTCGGTATTGGTGTTGGCGTGGAACAAAACCACCTCACCCTCGACCTGTTGAATTAGGTACTTCTCACTAGGCAACCTAGCCATCTTAAATCCACTCCAAAATGTGTTTGCGGCACTTCTCACAAAGGTGCCGAACGGCCTCGATCAGATTCACTTCTTGCACGTTGTCGACACTACCGCAATGGCCACAATACAGGTGGTCAATTTCTTCCGCACGCAGCTTCTCCAACTCTTCTTCGTACATCGTGTCCTCCTATTCTAACTAAGTCTAACTACTCTGTTCATCATAGCTATAGTAGTTATAAGAGCTGCTAAAGTCCTCTCGTCTATCTAAGTCTAACTGCTTGACAAACGCTTGACAAATAGCTAGCTAGAAGCTTAAGAGCTCTCGTGAGGCTTGCAGTCCTCTTCAAAGTCCAAACCGTGTTCAAAACACGGACGTTGTTTGCCACAGGAACAAAAGTTCCTCGAGAGAGGCGCCTCTGCAAGTGCGGCTCCTGTGGTGCTTTGTGCGTAACGCAGCGTGTCTACCGCTACGTCTTCGACGTGCTTGATGGGTTCCATGAGTGCACGCACTTCTGTCTTGTGTGCATGCTTCACCATCACGTGCACGCTAAGTGCGCCGTCTGCAGTACCTTTGCGCGGGAACGCCGTGAGTGTGGCGCCTATGTTGCACCAGTTGCAGTGGAAGCGCCAACCACCCATCTCCCCTTCTTTGCCGGCGCCTCCACTCCAGTAGACACGACCCCAACTGCGAGGTGTGCTTTGCATCACTTGCCCTGTAGCTTCTTGATGAGGCGTTTGATTACACCGTAAGGCTTAGGTCCGTTACCCCACGTGTAAGGACCGCTGGTTGGCTGCTGTGGCTTTTCTTCCTTCTTACCCATTGCTCTCCTCCATCTCTGCCTTGGTCACTGTGTAGTCGACCTTACCGCTCATATAGAGCGACATGAATACGTCAACCGCGCCCACGTGTTCCTGAGCGATCGCGTCATCCAACTCTCCGCAGTCAAATGCGTCCTCGACCCTGACGAACTCCTGTACCTCTGCAACCGTTTGGAACGGTACCTCTACCTCGATGATCAGTCTCATCGTTTCTCCTCTGTCGTTGGAACTCGAATGGTCGAGGACCAATGAATCCCTACGCCTGGAAGCTACTTGTTACCGTTCTTCTTGAAGCCTTCGTACTCTTTGTACAGCTTCAGCGCCCGCTCGAGCTCTTCGAGCGACCAGCCCAGCAATTCAGCGGCCAGTTGGGCTTTATGTTCGGTCTCGACGTAGAACAGCGGACCCTCCTCGAACATATCGGCGGTAAAGACCGGAGTCGCAGCCCCTTCGGACTCTCCGACTGTGTAGTACTTCTTGACCTCTACGGTCTCTCCGCTTACCGTCTTGTAACTGCTCATCGCGGTACCCCTTCGTTCTCCAAAGCCCCACAGGGCCTGATTACCGTGCTGCTCTCTGAGCGTACAGGATACGTTGGTACTTGCAGAAGTCTACGAGATCTGCGGGCCAACCAGAATGGGCCGCTTCATCGAGATACTGGAGGAAATTGATCATTACGACGATTGGTAGCATCTCTTACTCCTTATTCGACGATCATCGGGTTGTAGTTACCTTGCGTCGTGTTCGCATTACGCTGACTCGTCGCTTTGTCGATTGCTTCTTTCCTAACGATGCAGCCTGTCTCTGTCGCTGCAATCGCTTTAATGCGGTCTAGTACAGGACTCCTCGACGAACCCGGTCCTGTGGTCTTGAAGACTCGATCGCTACGAGTCATCTTAGGCGCCGCCATCCGCTTTGCTGCCTTCTTCGATGGCGCTCCGCCTGTTTGGTTCAGTACGAGCTTGATGGCCTTACGGATCATTTCCGTCTCAGCCTGCACGTTGCCGTTATCTTTCTTACTGAACCTGGTCTTCGGAACTTCCTCGTATCCGACGATCGCAGTATTGTTAGTCCTCGTAGGCGGATTTGAATTGGAACGTGTGAAGTCTCCGAGCTTGCCGTGCTCGTCGGATCTAGGCTGTTGCTTCGTACGCTGCGGCCCTTTCGCTTTCAAAGGCTCCGCAGGGACTGATTGACTTCTGCCGTTTGTCTTCGACTTCAAGGTTGCTCGGATGAGTTGGAGTAAATCCTGTTGTTGTGGTTGTTTGATTTGCTCGGACATCCGAATCCTCCGACGTAGGCTAAGTATTTTTTGGTTTTCTTTTATTATACTTTGGAATCCTTAGGCAAAACAAGTGTGGATCTTTAGGCAAAAATAGTTCTTTGGACAACCTAGATATCCTGCTCATGCCATACTAGCGACGGTGACGAGCCTCGCCCTTGATACGCTGGATCAGCCCAGTACAGCATCTCCTGCTCCGTCCTCAGCGTCGCTCCATCGACATGTGGCCGCCGATGATTATCCGTGCGCCAGCAGAACTGCAGCCATATGATTCCTCCTCGCCCCTTGCTGATGACTACGTGCGCCTTACATCCGAACTCTTTAGACCATAGTGACGCCTGAATACGGAAGTAATCGTAGTTCACGTTTGGCGGCCGCTCATCAGGCAAGATCTGTACGATGTGGTTGGGGTTCGCTTTGCACGCCTCCTTCCAGTTAGTCCACTTACACCACGCAAACGAATGCAACCTGTCTGCCATTACACACCGCACTCTCCGCAGAAGGCCGACGTCGCACGCCTTGGACGAACTCCACACTCCAGGCACATCTCAACCCCATTGCGGATGGGTATTACAGAGTCCGAAACAGCCGACGCAGATTTCGGCGGAAGAGTTACCTCTGGTACGTAAGTCTTGACCGGCTTCGGTTCCGTTCGCGACGCCTTAAGGTTGGCTATTTCCGTTGCAAGCTCGACCAAGAGCGTAGCTGCATCATCATCGACCGTCTCCGATAGATACGTTACGATAGCCCTACAAGTCTCACATAGGACTACCGTACTCTCGAGGCCTTCCACATCGACGATGGCTACGGTATTACTCCGTAGAGCAGTGGCACACGCCTGACACGATCCGCCCGTCTTCTCCGTAGCGGGGATGTACATCGGCTCCTTACGTCGTGCGTAGTACTCCTTCTGGTATTCGTTGCGACAGTCTCGACAGTATGCTCCCGATCCCTCGAAGAGGGTGCCACATCGATTACCCGTCGACTTTAGCCTACGCCCGCATGACTTCATAATCAGCTCCTTAAACTAAATCTGTTAATCTATTATAACACGGCCCACGAGAAATCTCAAGTGGCAGTTTAAAAGTCCTCTCGATTATTCGCCGTTGATAACCTAAAACCCGACTTTCTTACTATCGTGTCTCTCTATAAGGATAAATAGATATTTTTTATATATTGTAATAAGCGTGGAATCCGAGATGTTTGTCTCGGTGGCTCCGAGCAAGAATTAACTTCTTTAGTATAGTCAGCCTCATTTTCTTACTTTCGGGGTTTGAGAACCATAACTCTCCTCCTTACAATAGCGAGCGCGCGCCTCATCCGCCCCGTTCGCCCGCTCCGCACTCCCCGCCTCCCCCGTATTACTACTGCTGCTCCTGTGTAATACACTCCTACGCCTACGCCTGTACGGATGGACAATTCCGGCCCGCCTCTAGCGAGGTGAGAGTGTCGACCGCTACGCGAAACACTTTCATCACGACTTAATTTAAAGCAAAAAGAAAGGCTCGCCTCCTGCGAGGCGAGCCACGAATTAGTGGGAGTAGGCGAGTACGACTACTACGATTAGTAGCAGAGTACTCGGTCCGAAGGTTCGAACCATCAGGGCCAAGAAGTCCATGTTGGACATGCTAACTCCTTTGACGAGAAGGAGCGACTCCGAGAGGAGTCGCTCCGTTCTTTTGTCGTTATCGCGTCGCGCGAGCGACGAGCTTCGCGATGTACGTCTCGACTTCTTCGTCGCTGAACTTCTGCGTCGTCGACTTGACTCCGTTGATCGATCCGTTCTTCGCTGCGTTGTAGAACGACTGCGACGTCTTACCGAACTCGAGTCCGAGCTGAGCGAAGACGTCCTTCGCAACCTTCCAAACTCCGTACGCCGACATACCTTCGACTGCTTCGTCGATCTCGATCGTCTCTGCGAGCTGCGAGATCTTGTTGATGTCGATCATGACTGACTCCTTAGGTTGTACTTGCTTGCTTATAATTAAGTATAACATGGATCTTGTGGTCACACAAGGGGTTCACGACTTAATTTAAGGCAAAAAGAAAGCCCCTCCCAGCCCAAGTTGGCCAGGAGGAGCCGATGATGATGTGAGAGGTGGACGCTAGGCAATCAGTCCCTGTGGCGCTGTGTCCCTTTGTTACTGGGTCGCGCGGTGGCGACCGACGTACACCGGCTGCTCCGCCAGCCACGCCTCGTACGCCCAGTACTCCTCCGTCGTGAGGGTCTTGCCGTCGGCGACCTTCAACAGAATCTGGTCGACCATGTCCTCAAGGTCCATAATGTAGGTGTCAGTCAGGATGGACATAAGGTACTCCTTAGGTAGTGGGTGGTGTTAGGGCTAGGGCCCTATGGCAAGGCCCACCCCGTAGGGTGGGCCCCACCAAGAGGCACTAGTGGGCGGCGATGCCTATGATGACGAGGGCGGCGAATAGTAGGTACGAGTACTTGACGTGGTTGAAGAGCTCCCACATAGTGGCCTCCGGGTGTAGTGGGGGGGGGGGCCCGTAGGC